CCTCCCTTTCCTTAACCCCACAGCCGAACTGCAAGTTCAGGATAAAGTGTTTTCACTCCATACAGAATGTCAAGACGAATAATTTCTTCATCTGCCTCAATATCGTACTGCTTAACAACACGAATGCTCAGACCCATTTCAGGGTCAGTTTCACGAGCACCCCACACATTTGAAGGAACTTCGATTGGAGTAGTTACTAACGCAAAAGCGTTTGGATGGAAAACCAAATTCTGTGGGTAGTACGTCGACTCAGTTCCAACCATCGTAATTTCTGCATCGCCAGCAGGAGAAGCATCAGCAGTCTGATACGCACCAGTAACAGTTAATGTAGGCGTATTTGGAATGTTGATAGCCGCGGCAGTATCCGCAATATCTGCTGTAACAGCAAATCTACGAAGTTTACCAGTACTTGCTCCTGACATAGGATTGACACCATAAACAGCTGCCATCGTGAAGATATCACCCTTTTTAAGGGTATTACTTCCAGACCATCCCTTAGACAGAATATCAGAACCAGTCTGACTCGCGCCGTCTACCAAAGGAGTTGCACCTGTAGTAAACGCGCCAGTCAAATGACGGTTAACATTCTGATCCATGTAGATGGACAGATTAGCAATCTGCCCAAGGAAACCTCTGGTGATAATATCTTTTGCAACATTAGCTGCAAAGGTTCCTTTAAGTCCATCAGCCAACGCCCAGTTAGCATCAGGATTTACAATCGCTACACGCCGATCTTGTGGAGCGCATTCATCGTCCAGAACAGTCTGACAACCACCAAGTACTTTAAAAGTACCAGGAGTCGTGCCAGGACTTCCTGCATAATTGTATACGTCAGTATACAGACCACACAGATCATAGTCAACCTGATTTGCCAAAGCCGCAGCAGCCGGCCCAATATACCGTTTACTATAGTCTTCAATAGTCTGCGTTAATTCAACAGAACTAAATGCCCACGACACATGCGCCTGTGTAGACATAGTAATCGTAGTGCTTGGCTCAGTCAGATTTGTGTTGCTACGAGCCTGCGTTTTAGTAGCGCGAAACTTATTTGGTTTACGAATTGTAATAGTCTGGCCGACTTTTACAAACTCGTTCTTATACGCGGTATAGACATTCCTACCCATCGCAAGATTATTCGTAAGCTGCATAAGAGCTTCTTTAGCGATAACAGTAGGAGTTAACAAAGTATTAGTTGAAGCCATTTAAACTATCCTCCTTGGCTCTCCCGCCATTTTCTATACTCCTTAGGACTCATTGTATTCGGATCTGCCGAAATACGAGACTCAGTTCGTACGGGAGTAATAGGTTCTGGCGCGGTTGAAACAGTTTTCTTTTCTACAGGAGCAGCTTTCGCTTCTTTAACCTCTTCTTTTTTCTCTACGAGTTTACTAAGCTGCAGCCCAACTTCTTTCTCAATTTTACCAATCTCTTTAGCTGCTTTAACCAATGGCATAACAGCAATCTTCGCGGACAAATCTGCATTTTTAGCAAGGTAATACATAACTTCTTCAGCATTTTCAGACTCAATAACTAAGTCTACCATAGCTTCTGTAAGTTGCAGCGTTGGATTCATAACGAGTTCTTTGAAGTCTTCGTACTTCTCTCCTCCTGCATCAAACATCTCGTCGATTGCATCCCAGCGAGTATTAACTTCTTCTCTTACCTTGTCATCTTTCTTTTCACTCTGAGGTTGTTTGTTCAATTTCTGGTCAATCTTCCAGTCTGTAAGAGCTTCGATAAATTCTTCTTCACTCTCAAAATCTTCCTTTACAGGCTTAGCCGCAGCACTAGAAGTTTCCTTCAGTTTTTGAATCTCTTCCTCAAGAGCAGCAATCTTTTTGTCTTTAAACGAACTATCACGCTCTGCTGATCTTCGCAGTCTAGTCAATTCGTCAATGCGTTTTTGTACAGACGCAGGAGTTTTCTCATCTTTTTGATGTTCATCTGTTTTATCCTTCGCAGACTTATCATCAGCTACTTCTTTCTTTTCGTCCTTCTTACCTTCCGGACTTGCAGACTCATCAGGCTTCTTTTCGTCAGCCTTCTTCTCGTCCGTAGATGATTTTTCCTTTGCTGTATCTGGCGATACAACTTCGCTACCATTAACAGTTTCTAGCTTTTCTTCGTCAACGACTGTTTTAATTGGCTCTGTTGAATCCATACTAAGAACATTAGGATTATCAACTCCATTAATAACTGCGCCGTTGGCACTCTGAACTTCTTCTTTGCTCGTTAGCATAGCAGACCTCCTCAGTCAGTAAGCCTAGATTTTCGTCTAGTCGATTTAATTGTTTAAGCCATAGTGTCAATTTTTGACACTTCTTACTTTTTTGTTCTAGCCTCTCTATACTCCTTAGGAGACATCTTATCGAGAGGCTTCTTTGCTTCATAAGCAAATTTTTCTACCTGAATTTCAACCTCACAGCGCTTTCCACCATCCTGTGTTTCTCTAGTGTTGACTAGTGTTATAGTACCTTCACCAGTAATATTTACTTTATCACCAACTTTGAGGTCTATAAGACCAGGAATTTTTTCTACTTCCTCGTTATTGAAATTAAGTCTTGTACCCCAAGGATACTTATCACCTACACCTTCTACAGGGCAGCAACCCTTTTCAGTAGTTTGCTCGACTTTTTTCTTCGGGATTTTTAAGTCAACTAATTCCATTACTTCCTCCCAAACAACGCTCGCAAAAAGTTAGTAGACTTGCTAGCCTTAGCTTCGCTAACTTTCGCTTTACCTTGCTGTTTAAACTTCTGGTATAAGCTGTTAATCTTACCCTTCATTAGACCCTTCCTCCTTTACATTAAGTATTTCATCAACCATCTTCTTTACATTAGCTTTAGAAGTCATTACAGCCATTTCATTACTTATCTGTAACCCCTTAAGCTTCTCTCCTTCTTGCGCAACTTTTAGTTCTTGCTCTTTAAGCTTAAGTTCTTCTTCTTTTATTTTTAGTATTTCAAGCGGATTAGGCTGAGGAGGAGCGATGCCTTCTTCATCAGCACTGTCATCTACTACACCACTTTCAATAGATCTCTTTTTCTTTGCCGCTTCAAGTTTTTGTTTAACTTCTGGAGGAAGTAGTACTTCAAGTCTATCAGAAACTTCATCAGCTCTTGGCCAATCCATTGTGCTAGCGTAGATATCTCCAATAAGTGGAGCAGCTTGCGGCACATACTGAATAAATTCTTTCATAGAAGCTTGTGCTTCAGTTCTTTGTGTAGTAAAGCTTGGCCCAACTACTACAGCAATGTCGTATGTACCAACAGAAAGATCATTCAAAATCTTTCCATCTTCAGTAGATACATTAACTGCATCAAAGCCATACTCTCCGTTGTCTAGACCTATACGAATTACTCTTTCTGTGTCAAGAATAACTGGAGCTATATCAACAAGAACTCGACCAACCTGTGCTATAGATCGAGAAAGATTGTCTATAAATGAGAACGTCCCAATGTCTCCTTCTTTCTTCCTTTCACGAATAGCAGAACCTGATCTCTCGTTACTCTGCATACCAAGACTTGCTTTCTGCAGTCCAACTGTATCACGCATTTCTTGGTCAGCCATATTAATTCGCTCTACCATAGCTGAACTTGCTTGCGGAGGAGCTTGTCTAGATGGCCATCCAGGAGCTTTATCGTCAGGATTACAAAGTACGTAGGGAAATGACTTCTTGTGTAACTGGTTCCACTGACTTTCATGTCCTTCAATCTGCTTAGGTGTAGCAAAATACGGAGATTTTGGTTGAAGCGCAACTACCTCAGTATCACATGAGTTATGAGTTGGTATCATTCCAACACCAGCCAAATATAACGACGAATAACTATCAACAGTAATACATCTTACTGGTACTGATTCAGTAGGTATAACTGCTTTAATACTATATCGTTTAGTTCTTCTTACTTCTTCTTTACCTTTACCCAAACCTTCTAATTTTCTAGCTAACCTAAATACAGGTAATCTTGTAGTAAAAGAAAACTGATACTGTAGTTTAGCGTTATCAAATACATTACCACCATTTCTATTTCTTGCGCAATAAATAGCTTTTATACCAAGAGTTCTGAGTAACTCAGCAAAACCCTTTGCAATATTTAACTCAGTGGTAGTAAAACTACACTGACCTTTAGGATTAATTGAACCATCAGTATCCATTAAACCTTGTAGTAATTGTAACCTTTGTTCTTTTGAACCACGAGTATAACTAAATGGTATATGCTTATTATTTAATAAGTTTAGTTCTATAAACTTATCACGCATACCAAGTAAAGTTACATTTACACAATTATTACTAATTCTTGATTCACTTAATTTACAGCCAAAATGACTTAAATGTTTAGATAAGTCTTCCCAATCAATTTCGTTTTGCGTAATATTAGGATCTCTTGAAGTGCCATCTCCAAGCCACACACCTAATACGTAAGGAGGAATACTATAAACTTGCTCTGAAAGTTCTAGTGGTTCAGTTACATAAATAAAGTGTTTACTAACTACTAATTGATCTGTTGTAATTGTCTTAGTTAACCACTCAAAAGAACTAGACTTTCTTTTTCCTCTTTCTTCAACAGTCCATAAATGTTTAGCATCAGCAGTGATTACTGAGCCATCATCAAACACTACATCTAAACAATCTCTGTTTTCAAATACTGGACTTATATCTGTAATAGAACAAATAGTTCCTTTATTATCAAATATCTTATCACCTATCTTTAAATCTTCATTAAGTTTCCAGCCATCTGGAGTAGGAATAGGAGTCTTCAAAGAAAGAGCTTGCCAATAGTTATACATCCTCTGCGGGTCTTTACCGTTTCTGATAAGACTGCGAATATACCGCTTACCGCCAACATTTACTTCTCTTCCCCAAACTGGGATAATAGGAATATACTTCTTTCCAGGCCATTCTTTAGAATCTAGAACGTCATCGCCGGATAAGAGATACCACATAATCTTTGTGGCTTTAAGTTTTCTAGTTTTAACAGCTTGCATACCTTCTTCAAGCTTACTAACAGTTTTACCATCACTCAGTTTATAGATAGTCTTATCATACTTCTCTTTTTTAAAATACTCTACTACACGAACAGTATCTTTTGTACACCAACCTTCAACGTATCTACTGTCAGTAAAGTTAAACAGCATAGGTGTTTTATCGTAAGTATCTTCGTACTCTTTCCTATCAATATCAGTAACTATAAAACAGTAATTTGCGTCCGAGCAATCATACTCACTATGCTTTCCCCAGTATACCGCAAGAGCATTATCAATCTTCTGTATGTACGCTTCTTGTTCATCAACAGAATCATCAGACACATACTTAGTTACAACTCTCATAGCACCGTATCCGCACATAGCGGCGTGCTCAAAAGCATGATCAATTACTGAATCAGATTTAGATATTCTTTCTACGTGTTTTATCCAGCCGCCAATAACCTTTGCTGTACGTATATCAGCGTTATTATCTACAGGAAGTACCTTTATACTCGGCCTATTCATCCGCTGGTCACCAACGACCTGATCAACAAACGTAGGAAGTTTATTTATTGTAAGACAAGGTTGACCATTAGCTTCTCTTTCCGTACGAATTGCTGACGGCCACTGAGCATTCGTAACTGTAAGAAATTCGAGATCATCAAGTGCTTCAGATCTATTATAATCATCTTCTTCTATAGCAAGCTTTAAACGCTCTCGAGCTTCTTTAAGGATATTTCGCTTCTTTTCTTCATTCATTATCGTATTCTCACACCTACTATATGCTGATGCCGAACAGACTCAAGTATAGACAACGCACCAGTCGTAGGAAGTACTGTATCTAGTACTTCTGGCTCTACGTTTCTATACTTCCACTTAGACCCACCACCAAATACTACCGTCATATCCTTAGTTACTTCATTATAAGTAACAGACTTTACGTTACTATCAGCGAAATTTACTATCTTCTCTTCCATATTACATCATCCAACTATGCTCAGTAGAATACATATCTCTGTAGTTATGTTTCTGTACTTCTGATTTAGTTTTCGCAAAAACTCTTGTAGAAGAATTATGAAAATACTCTGTTAACCCAAGAGCATCAGCAATATTTGGACTATCTACTCCACGAGCTTTCATTTCTTTCTTACTTTCAACCTTAATTCCACCATGCGCATTAAACTTGTAGCGTACACAGGCAAGTTCATTTGCAAGTTTCTGTCCTAAAGTTTCAGTTTCTCCGTTTACTTTTATTTCTGGGAAAGAGTAAAGTCCAAGTATGCAATTATCTCTTACTCTACACCAGAGTTCATCTCTAAGCCTATCAAACTTTTCTAAACTACTTGAAGAGTTAGCAACATTAACCTGGTACAAATTCTTCATATGTCTTTTTTCAAGCCAATCAGCAACACCTGCGCCAACTCCAATAACGTCTATAGCACAACCACTTGCATCAAGCTCCTGGTAAGTTTGATTGATAAACCCGCCAAGGTCTATAGTATTGAGCTTTCTGAATTCTTCCCAAGGATAGATTAACAACCCTCTACGAGGAAGAATAATACTTGCATCATCACCATATCTTGCAACATCAACACCAAGATAAAGTGGCTCATCTTCAGCTACTTCTAACTCTTTTCCAATGCACTGTTCTGCAGCCCACAACGGAATAAGTGAAGTATCATCTTGCAGTGGAGGATTACCTTCAACACGAATTCTGTATACGTTCGAATCAACTCCATATTTTCTAGCGAAATACTCGGGCATAGATGCAGACACATTTGAGGATTTTCTTGAATCCCAATGAAGCCTGCACCAATCCCGAGCAATCGCTTGATTAAAGTGCGTATCATAAAAGTATCCGCTATTCCTAGTCATGTTACCAATAAGAATAACAATGTTATCTTCCTGAGTCATTGCACCTTCAAGTGGAACATACACAGGGTCGGGCACACCAGACGCTTCATCGACAATAATAAGCAGATGGTCTGCGTGTAATCCTGCCAGTGTTTCAGCTTGCTCATCCTTTGTTGCTTTAACCGACGGAGAAATAAATCTTATCCACCATTCTTTTGGAGCTTCTCTGTGGTGAATAACATCCTTTCTAATGATAAACTCGTCAGCAACAGTTGACCCTCTAAGCCACTTTGAAATCTCCGAGACTAAAATATCTCTCAACTGTCTGTTAGTTGGTGCTGTACAAGCTGTTTTAGCAAATGGCCTTGTAGTCATAAACCAGATAGCAATCCATGAAACTACTGCGTCCTTACCCGTCCCGTGGCCTGAACGAATTGTAATTCTTTTGTATTTCCTCACAGCCTCAAGAGCTTCAATCTGCTGTAGTGATGGAGTTGCATTAAGGCACTCCTTCACAAACTGAAGTGGAGAATTTCTCCACTCTTTCAACTTGTTCACAACAGACTTATTTATTTCATTATCTCTTACTAATTCCACGATTGCCTCATTTTACGGGCCTTATTGAGGTAAGGGGCGTTCACACATAGCCCCCGCGCCTTGAGTACTGGGGAGCCGAAGAGCCTGTGTGAGACGCCCAGGTCGTTCCCTTAACGAACGTAGCCTGGATTCTGAGCTCTTCGGCTCAACTTTAAAGTTGGCAGCCTTAAGGACTGCACGAATTTCTGTCTTGGACACGCGGAGTTTTCCCTGCGGCCAGGGGTATACAACAAACCACTTCCAGAGGGTAATACGGAGCCTGTTGGTGTAATCAGGTCGTGTTTGCTTATTCCCGCCGGCCGCAAGGGAACCCTTTGCATTAATACCTGTAATACGAGAATGGCAGGTAGGGCATAAAAATGCCGTAATGCAGGGGTCGTAGAGTATGTGGTGCTTATGTAGCCGGCCGCTTCTTCCGCATTTAACACAGGCTCTTGTCTTTGTTTCATGCGCCTGAGCATTAATGTTAATATTCATGTTCAGATTCATTCCACCGAGTATCTTGAACAGAACCTTTTTATCATCTTCTGTGAATGTCATACACTTCATTAGTCAATCCTCAAGAAAGTGGGTAGGTGTTGACTAGGGGTTATTTGGCAAAGAAGGGTTTTTTGAACTAAAAAAGGAGAAAAGTTTTTTACTTCACACATATCAGACTCCCTACCCACTTCCGATTTAAGAATTGTCAAATATTGACAATATAACTGAACGATTTAGAATACTTGGTTATCCAGCGCTGCCAGAGAATTAAATTCCTCTTCTGGGGACGCGGGGGTTTGGTCGGAGAAGATGGCATCTTCGGTATTACTATCTTCCGACAGCAGTCCTTTTTCCTGCTTTTCCATATAGATCAAGTGAGCAATGAGACCTTTAATCTCACTTGGCTTACCTTCAATATTAAGTTCTTTATCTTTGAGAATTTTATAGCTTGCGACGAGATCTCGGAGTGGAGCTTCCTCAATTTTCTGAGGTGTTATGGCTTCGAGAACACGAGCTTGAAGCTCGGTAAGTTGAAGGGATTGAATAGCTCGGTACTGGAGTAAGAGGCCTTGCTTTTTCTGTATATCAGCGATTCTAGCCCGGAGTGTTGGGGCTGATATTCCAAGCTCTCCAGCAACAGTTGGAACAGACTCACCGCGGAGTAGTAGATCAAGTGCTACTTCCATGTCGATTTCTTTTTGCTGTCTACCAGAATTAGCTCCACCCATTAGCACAAATCTCCTTGGTTAGCACACTCATTGTTTTCCAGCTTATAGCCACAACCATCACTTGTCATGCGACTTCGTGTACAGAGATGCTGCTTCTCTCCAGCCCCACAAACAAAGACAGCTCGTAACATTCTGTAGTCTGTCTTCATTTCCAGAATGGTATCGCCGGCTTTACTTCCGTCGAGTGTTAAACAAGCTGTTAGTTGCTTTTCTATTTCTGTCATTTGCTAAAGAGTCCTTCCCTTTTCATATGCGATTGTTGCACACATTTTCCAGTTTGTCAAGCATTATTTAATAGGTATGGAAAATATTTTATATCTACATGGCGGATGCGTGGAACTACTGCTGGACGGCGGGGTGGTAAAGAGGCCTAAGGCCTAGGTTATTAAGAATTGTCAAATGTTGACACTATGCCTGGGAACTTGTCCCCTCGCAGCTTTGCTGCGCTGGGAACTTGTCCCCTTTCTCTTGGAAGCTTTGCTTCCAGGGATCAATGTCTAATTTTTACCTCGTGTGTAAAATGGGGGCTTTCTTGTGTGTCGCGCTGCATCACATGGCCCAGGCAGCCCCTCTCCTCCGACTTCCCCAAGTCAATCAATACCGCGCAGTCAATCAATGCAGTCATGTCACAAATTCACTGACTAGCAGTCAGCATCATGACAACGAAGCCGACGGCGGATGCACCATTTAAAAGACTGGGTAATAAGTATCCAGTATTTTGGGGTAAAATTACCCAGTATTTGGGGCATAATTACTCACCAAAATTCCTCAATAAAATCAATAACTTGCAGACCAATGGGGCATTTTTCCCCTCGTGTGGGGAATTACTCCCCAAACATTTACCAAATTCCTCCGCCAATATTTTGGCGCAGTGCAAAAACGCCAATAAAATCAACAAGTTAAAAATATTTTCACACCCAGACATTTTGGCACGAAGCCTGCAATGTATATTATTAAATGACGGCGTAATGCCAGTCACAATATCCGGTCATTGTGCCGGAGGCGATTCGATTCGCCGCACGTTCTTTCACAATTCAATATTGCCAGACTTTCAATTTATTCTGACCATGAACCATAAAATCAAAATTTTATGGAGGATATTTAATCATGGCAGAAAATGAAAAATCAGGACGCAAAAATTCAGTATGGACATACAATTTCAATACGCATAACCTGTCCGTAACATTCCCGAATGACCGGAGGGAAAATTTCGATTTGACTACACTGGTCAGCGGAATGAATCAACAACAAGAGATTATTTATCAATACGGCGTGAAGCAATTGTTTGCCAGCAACTGGGCGGCAGAAAAAACCATTGACGACAAAGTCACGTCAGCAATGGCAGATTATGACGACTTGTGCGCTGGTCATGCTGTTCTATTCGGAGAAGGAAAAATCGGCTTCGGGCGAACACGGGTAAATGCAGGCAAATCCAACTTTGTCAAGACCGTCGAGAACAAGTTTACCACAATGACACTGGCTGAATGCGAAAGCCTTCTTGTCGTGGCTGATGCGGGAATTGCACCTATCAGTCAAGAGCTGCGTGAAAAGATCGAAGCGCGTATTCAGGAATTAAAGCAATAAATCAACTAGGTTCGTGGTCAGTATAAATTGAAAGAAGGGAGGTAGTTATATGGAAGTAATAGAAAAGTACTTCTGTGTTTGGTGTGTTCACAGTAATATAGACTTTTACACTGTAGAAACAGCGGTTAGCTATATTCACTATGATATACTGGCCCTAGTCATCAAAGAACTAGGAAACACCTTTAAAGGAATTAAAAGTATTAATAACCACATAGCCTTTGATATACTAAGATAGTATATTTATATACCACAAAGAAGGGAGGTGAATACCTATGCCTGAAACCGGGGAAGTCTATATCCCTGACAGGACGCTAGCAGATAGACGTTCTGCTTAATTCGCAGGTGTAATCCTGTTCAGAAACGGCGTTACAAAGCTCAGGATTGAAACAGAAACAACAATTTTCAGTTTCGTGCTCAGTAATGTTGAGCTCAAGGAAAGTGAGAAATAAGACCATGATAGAATATAGCACAATAACTGGCTGTATCAGTCAATCAGCCAGTGTTAAAAACATGCGTTGGAGGGATAAGATTAATCTTGCTAATGAACTGATAGATGACTTAGGTATCACTAAAGCTATGAGCGAAGATAAAGTCTTATTCGAAAAGTTTAATGCTGTCTGGATAAAGCAGACAACAATATTCTGGAATACGAAAGATGGTGTCTTATGAATATTAACAGATGTCTATTCAATGCTCTGCGAAGAGAAGCGAGAAGTCTTCTGAAAGGAATACCTCCCTGTGAAGAACATGGTCTTGTAGATCAAGAGGCTATATGGAGAAAAACAGTGGAGGGGAATATGTTCAGAAAGAATGTACTCAAGACCTTAACAATGAAAGGAGAATAATATGTTAGCAGACCTAGTGACATTCGTAGTTTGTTTAGTCCTGCTCGTTGTAATTGGAGTCAGGTGCATTTACATCGTTCTACACTGAGGTAACAAGACCAGTAGACCACAAGACCAGTAGACTTTACATCCACTGGTTTCAATTTAAGAATTGGAAACAAGTTTCAATTTAAGAATTGTCAAAATTTGACAATATGACTGACAATACCCGTAAGCAATAAAACAATAAATATATTCAACCGTTAATCGTTAATCGTTAATTGAGTCTTTTATGCCTATTTTCGGGTATTTTGACTAGACAATATGCCTTAATGCCTATGTTCAGTGTTTTGTGCTTATGCTTGTTGTATGTTGTTCTTATATATAATATATAGTATATATATATAAATATATATTATAATAGATAAAGAAGAAAAGAGAGAAATAAAAAACACTAAGACAAATAAGCTCTCAGGCATAGTGTCAACAAAATAAACCGAAAAACCGGGATAAAAGTACGTATTAACGATTAACGATTAAGGATTGAATACATTTACATATTTTATACATTTACATATATAGTCAAAATTTATTTATTTATAACTACAATAAATTTCTTGACAACTATGAATTTGTATGGTATAGTCTAATAAAATAGTAAAGGAGTCTTACGCATGGGCAGAATATCACTGATACAAAACGACGAGGTTTTAATGGAAGTACTAACTAAAGACAAGGAATTCTTTATCCCCTGTGAGGATAAGAAAGACGCGCACTCTAAGTTAGTCAGCCTCATTAACGCAAGAAGAAGATTGAGTCTCGAACAGCAACGAGGCTTAAGAGTGCAAAAGCTTCAAGATAACAACTCTATCTGGGGAGTTAAAGTTAGCCCCGCAGCAAAGAGAGTTATTTACGAAATAGTGGATGGAAAACAAATTCCTTGGAACCCAGAAGAAAACATCCTCTCCGAAGAGTCGAAGAGAATCGTAGACCTGATGCTTGCTGACGGAATCAGTGAAAGTGAAATTATTTCTACTCTCTCACACGAAAAAGTAGAATTAGTAGTCAGTGCCATCGAAAAAGCTAAATCAAAATGTGGAGGAGTTTAACTATGAAAGCAGAAAAGCTGGCAGCTCTAGTAAACGAATTCCTAGCTAATGGTGGAAGTATAAAGTTCCTTAGTCCGAAAGTCCCAAGAACTGCTAACCACCACCCCCGCGCTCCTAAGCATCCGCGTAAACCAAAGGAGCAACCACTTACTGTAAGAAAGCGTCTGCCGTTGAAGGCAAAGTTAAGACGAAAGTATACTCCGCTTATACCAAATAAGTTATACGATAACTTCAGCTTCTGGCTTTAACCACCACCCAGTCATATTGTCAATTTTTGACAATTCTGGTAAATAACGCTACCACCTGTGATAATTGTATTGACAACTGAGAAGTTTTATGTTATACTGGTAAAAATAATGGGAAAGGAGAAAAGCTATGTCGGACTTAAAAGAATTTAAAAACACTATGGCAAAGGGCATCTTTGGTATGACAGTAGACGAAGCCCACGAGAAAGGTATTTGTATTGACTGTAACGAGCCAGCACTTCCTAAATGCTACAGCCCCGCAGGAAAGAGAGAATACCAAATCTCAGGAATGTGTGAACAATGCTTTGACAAGATGTTTGACGGAGGAATATAGCAATGCCACGACCAAGTGAAAAGGAAGTTAAAGACGCAATTGAAGTTATCTTAAAAGATACCAAAGCTTACACAACAAGCTTGAATTGGGCAATTCAGTATTGCATAGTTGCCCTAGGCTTAACCGGAGATGAACTCCGTGTTCAGTGCCTCTACATCCTCAGCAATATTACCCATTGGCACGGTGAAGGTAGTAAAGACGTAAGAAAAATTCTAAAGGAATTCACTAAATAAAAAAGGAGGTAAGTAACAATGCCAGTAGCTTTTAAAGTTGTAATGAAGAAGTATCGTTTTGGAACAAATGCAGCTTTGTACGCATCAACTGGTTGGTATAACGTCGTATTCTCGCTTGAGCGTATGATAGCATTTAAAGTTGCTCTACTTTCAGAGCCAGCACTAAAACCATACTTCCCAAGATACAGTAAAAATACTGTAGTTAAAGCAGCCAAAGGTAGTGTTGGACTGATGGCTTTTTCAAGTAAACAAGAAGCAGAATACTTTATACTTGGTGAGCTACGCGGAGCAAGTAGTTTGCATATAGTTAGACTTTCATACAGTATGCACGATATTCTACCAGCGCCACCACACATTAAGGAAAACTGTGGTGGAAGAATTATGAATCTGCTAAACCCACCTGAACGCAACGGCAGAACTATACCTTCTGGCACTATTTTTCTATCCAGCGCAACAGTCATAGACTAAAAACAAAAAGGAGAGAATACTGATGAAAGACAGGCACGCAGAAAAGTTTTTACACAAGAAAAGAAGACCATCAAACCTGAAAGACAAATTCGACTACTTCGAGCACCTCAAGAATGAGGAACCTAGTGCACAGCTCAAACGTATTGCTGGTAGTACTTGTGAGAAAGACACTCGCCCACTCAAAGTCAGACTTATTGATCTCGCGGCAAGTAACCCTGAACAACTTATGACAGCTGTTTGGAATGCTGGATTCTTTATCAAGATGGTAAGTAACAAGCACTTTAACGTACTTGTCAGAGCTAACTAGTAAAGGAGTTTGCAATGAAGCTTAAATACTACACCAAGAAAAATATCAACACTGTTACTAACATACTGGTAGTATTACTCTACGCAGTACTAGTTATTGCTTTGAGCTTTTCAGAATGGAATTACTAAGTAAAGTTCAAATGAAGGCGATTGAAGATCTGCTCGTAGACGCAGGGAGTAAGATTTCTGCAGACGATAGACACGAAGCTGCTAATATTCTTGCTACTCTGCGCTACGAGCTGCGTTGCGACAACCATGAGTTGCATAGGCTTTATGCCTTACAAATAAACCAAAAAGGAGAACAAGACTATGCTAAGCATAGAAAAAATCGACAGAGATAAAGCACTGAGGTATGTAAGTAAAGCTATTGGTGAATGCGATATGCCTATGGTAAATCCAGATGGGTTGCACTTCGTCCTTGACTTTCATAAGCGTAGTGATAAAAGAGTATTGACTGAACTGTCCAGTAACACACTATGCTTCATTACGGGTTTAGTTCTCGGTGGAGTAGTGGTATTTATTCTTACACGACTATAAAAGGAGAAAGTAATGTCAAATATTAATATACGCCCAGATTATGTTAAGTTAAGACGCTTAGCTGAATACTTTGAAACACTAGATAATATGTCTGGAACAGTTGGACAAACTGAAGTACAAGACGATCTGCGAAGAATAGCTACTAATATTGAGAAACAACTTAACCCTAAGAAGTATCCACTTTTACCTAAATTTAGAATTGGAGACACTGTAGTATTTAAGGATGACTTTAGCTATAATCCTACTAATAAAGTAACAACTATAGGTAAAGTCGAAAAAATTAATATTTTTGAGGGTACTGAGCTTACTTACAAAAAAGAAGAAGGAAAGCCAAAGAGTCTTAAAGGAAAAATAACCTATAGTATAGCTGGACATTCACTGACCATGAATGAAAAAGACTTATCCATACTTGACGACTAAGGATAGAGATTCAAATGCAAGAAATAAAAATTAAGTGCTTATGGTGTAACGGTAAAGGACAACTTCGTATCGGCGGCAGACGAATTGATTGCTTAAATTGTCATGGAAGTGGAGTTGGTAAAGACGGAGGAAGAAACACGCAATCTAAAGATAATTCTTATCTGAAAGGAAATACTTATGCAAGTCTTAAACGAGTTCGTTGAGCTACATCCTTGGTGGACAATAGCAGCATTAGTTATTCCCTGGTGCTGGGCAGTTGGTGTTTGGATAGGCCTGCTTATTCGTGCCTATTGGAGAAACCTCTGGAAAGGTATGGATGAAGAGAAGCGGTATGAGTACGTTAAAGTAGCAAGATGGTAAACTTATAAGGCGTGTGGCGGAAGAGGAAAGACGCTGGCCCGCTGGCCCCGAGGCCGAGATCACCAACCGAACAGGTAGTGCTGCGTTGAAGGGTTAATATCGGGGGTTGAGCGAAATCATGCAGGTATCAAATCCTGCCACGCCTACTAAAACATAGGCTAAACAAAAGCTCCGCAAATAAAAATAAAAAAGGAGAAAAGTAAAATGAGTAAAGAAACTGAAGAAATGGCAGGTGAATTATGCCTATAAGAGAAATGCACCCAAAAATCCAGACAGCAATAGGTGCTTTACTGCATCAGATTGGTAAAGTTAATGCTACTGAAGAAGATTTAATAGCGGTAGAAAAGATTATGCCTGAAGCTCACATCTGGATTGACTATGAAGTAAACGTAACTTGGCCAGTAAAAAGCTTTGATGAAGTAAAGCACGTTCTTGCTAAGTTTGCCAGAGAGGGCTTTATGCTGAAAGAGTACAACAAATCTGACACACATCCTTCTTGGACTCTCAAGGGTAAGAATTGCAGTATTCGTCTGTCTCCAACATGGCAACAAGAAGAAACAAAAGAAGAAGGTGTTACATGTAGGCTGGTAAGAGTCGGTACAGAGACTGTTGAACAGCCAATATTTAAGCTTATGTGCAGCAGCGCGGATGGAGAAACAATCTAATAACTAACAGCGGTGCTGGAGTACAAACCAGATCAGGTGTCTGTTCGGGACGAAGCTGACTTCTACTGCCGAGCCTCCACCGCCTAACGAAAGGAGAAGTTATGAAGTTTAATGTGTATAAGCATAAAGATGGGAGTATTAGATCAGTTGTTTCACCATCGCTTGATGAAAACGTGTGCCTTGAGAGTCAAAACTGGACATTCCTCGGCACAGAGGAAAGAAACATCATCCAGCCGATGAAGGAAGTGGTGAAGGAAGTGGTTCTTTATAATAATGGTACATGCGATAATGGAGCGAAGATAATATTACAGGGTGCTGTGCCAAAGCAATCCTACGACCACAAACTGACCTACAAGATCAAGGAGCCTGTATGAAGATCGAAGATATGAGCAATGAAGAGCTTGTTAGAAGTTTAATGTCTTTTTCGTGGGTTGCTGGCAGTAATGACGCGGAAGATAAAGGGAATAGATACAAGCCAGAACTCCTCACCCGCCTAGACCGTGGGGACAGGGCTGTCAAGGCGATGGGCTATCTACGTTCACAGCTTTGGATCATTGTAGGTGAGTGTATGATGGGTGCAAGTGACAGAGATAAGATGCAGTGTATTGAAAAGTTACTGCTCGACACAGAGGAAGATTAACGCCGACATCAGCGTGAGCGAGCAACGCGAGCGAGTCGGCTGTATGGATTTGTTATGCTTTTTTATTGAGGTTTTTATATATGAAATTATTTAAAGTTTCAATGGTAAGTGTAAATAAATGGGATATTAAAAAAAGAATTTTATACGTTATTCAGCCATCTAAAATAGATGCTATTAAGTATGTTAATGAAACAAAGAATGACAATTTTATAATATCAAAGATTTGGTATCTTGGGCATGAGTTATCTGGTCGTATGTTCAAAGGTGGCAAGGAGTTTGATAAGGCATAACGACGAAATCAGCCGGAGCACAGCGATCGGCTGGATTGCCCTTGTTGGGCGGTTTTTAAATATTCTAACAGAAAGGAGGCCACAATGGAAGAGTTACAGAAATCTCTCGTTGCCGAAATCGGCAAGCAGTTGAAGGCTGAAAAGCAAAATATTCAACTTCTGGATGTACTCAATAGACTTTTGGGTACAGTTAATAATTACATCCTGACAAAGAAGAACTAAGTGTGGCATGGGCGGCAGGCTATATGCTTGTCGCCCAACGCCGACATCAGCGTGAGCGAAGCGAGTCGGCTGCATGGATTTGTTATCTTGTTTTTTAATTTTGCTAGGAGAATAAAAATGCAATCAAAAGAACTTTTAGAAAAATACGGACGAGCACAATTGGGTATTGATGGCAATTGCGGGTTTGCGCTTCTTGGCGGAGATTTGCAAGAAGGGGAATCTGAATTTATAGAGATACCGATTACAGAGCCAGATAATTCAACACATCACGAACGATATACGCGGGAACGAACTCAACAGATGGAACTATCCGAAAAATTATGGGCGTGTAAAGAAGCATTTAACCGCCTTAAGGATAGATTAAATTTGCCCGAGATGAGTTACTATTTTGGCAAGTCTCATCCGTATGGGAGATAACAGAGTAATAAGTGTAAAACGCTGTTAAAAACGCAATGGAAGTGCTACGTTAGAGAGATCAACAATTTAAGGAAAGGACTATATGAACCTCACAAATGAAGAAAAGAAAGTAATAGCGGATAAGATGGGGTGGAGATTTAATATAGTCAACTTTGACCTCAACGACGCATCCCTTGTTGTGGATGAGCTGGTGAAGCAGGGGAAGTGGTCAAGTTTTGAGATATTTGCTGGTGCTATTTTTTTGAATGAACGTCAATGCGACTGTATTTGTCATAAATGTGATGAATATATTGCTTGGTTTATGACCATGCAGAACGGAGAGGCTACAAACTTTTTCAGAGCATATTATCAGTGGGTGAAGGAGAATGAGAGATGATCTGTCATATTTGTAATGGAGTAGTTGAATGGCAAGGAAAATTATCAGACTTGTCTCATACTAAGTGTTTATCATGTGGAGCAATTAATGCACAGGTTATTGACTTAGATAACCCGTGTAACGAAAGAAGTAATATGACCAGCACAGAAGAAAAGAACAAAGCAGTATGCGAGATGTTAGGGATTCACTGGCACAGACGTGATGAAGATAAAACTCTATGGCTTGTTTGCACATGCGGGAAAGGTTTTGTCCATTCTACTACTCCAGATATAAATAGAGAATCACTGTATATTCATTGTCGTAAGCAAAATCCCGACTTCAGCACAGACGCAGGAGCTGTGCAGTTGCTGAGGGAGTTGGTGAAGCAGGATTGGTATTACATATTTATGAATAGTATCTTTACTGGTTTAATAGATTACATCACCACTCCCGGCCTACTGCTGGACAAGGTGTACGAGTGGAAAGAAAGGACTGTAAAATGAGCGAATATACAACCGTAGAAACGCATATCTTAAATGACCTACAAGCGGCGGCGGAGAACCTGCTCAATAAGTACAACGCCCTGCGAGCCGAGAATGACCAGCTAAAATCATCTGCTGTGTGCACGTATTGCGGCAAAGTATCTCACACAAAAGAAGGTCAGTCAAAACTCGATATGATGATTGATCACATGGCTGAGTGTGAGAAGCATCCAGTAGCGGGTTTACTAATTACCATTGAACAGCTCCGCAGCTCCAAGCGGGAACTCGTGGAGGCGCTGGAAAATCTTTACCACCATGTAAAAAATGGTCAGGAACATCAATGCTGTATTTACTGCGCAAATGTAAAGGCCGCTATCGCCAAGCACAGGGAGGAATGATGCCAACAAATAAGAATTGTCAAAAATTGACACTATGTCTGACTTCGGAAGTTGAAGACTTCTTTGGTGTAATAGAAGTATGTGTACTATTAAATGGAAAAGAGTACACATATCCTATTAATAGTAAGTTTGCTCTTGAGAAGTTCAAGAAACTTCTGGGAAAAAATCAGCCTGGAAAAGCTCTAGATGTTCTTAAGAAGTTTAAACTTTCTGGGTTTAACTCATTCGATAAAGGAGAGGAACTATGCCATCAGTAAAAGGACATAATGTATCTGTAGTAGCAGCTAATGCTAACCGTGAGTTAACTGAAGAAGAACTTATTCTTATGCAAGAACTATTTCCTGAGGTGTTTACTACTAAGAAAGCAACGCTATCTACTCTTCCAAAGAAAGGTAAGGTTACTTACACTCCGTACAAGCTTAAGATAACTAGAGTATGTAAGACCTGTAACGCAGTCTACACTAACTACTTTGACATGGTAGTAAACGCGGATAACACAGGTCTAATATCCCGCCCTACCAAGGACGAATCAATGCTGCCTACTGACACGGAAAGCTTATCTTACTGTAAGATGTGCAGTAACTGCGAGAAATTCTTAACGTCACTGCACCATGATGAGCTAGTGCAAATGGTACTAAATCTCTTGTCAACAAGAATATATTAGTGAGGATTAACTGATGAGTGAGTTATCAAAGTTTTGGTTTGATGAAGCAAAGAAGCTAGAAGTTGGACAAGCTATATTTGTCCGCGTAGCTAATAAGAAAGAACAAACACAACTGGCTAATGAGTTTGAGGAAGAGCGAGAGCAGTTCTCTTTTGCAGACCCAGTTCATGCAAGCCAAATATTTATTAACAAAGTATTAAAAGATCTCAAGCAGTACGTGGTACTTGAAAGGAAGTACCGTGCGCCGTTCACTGCATTCCTTCGTGATACAGATGGTAAGTTCTCTAAGGTAGTTATTGACCCAGAGAGAAAACGAATGATAAGGCTAATGATACTTGATGGTAAGAAGAGAGAAGAAATCGAGGAAGCACTGAATGGTCTTAATGAAAGCGAGGAAGGGGAATTTTTCCCAGGTTCAGTTAAAACAAATGGTAATGGTAGTTGTTAAAAAGTTTTAATGGCTATTAAATAACTATTGACAACTATAAATTTATGCATTATAATCATTACAAATGGTACAGAAAAACTTAAATTGTGGGTGGTGTAGCTCAGTTGGTTAGAGCGCGATAATTTCTGTGGCCGTCTGTTCCTCAATAGATGGCTGGTCTGAAGCAGTAATTGATTTCATAAGAGAGTACGAGAAACTTTAAGGATAGTGAACGCATTGGAAAAAGCTTATTTTAATTCATATCTAAGTAAAGAAGACTACGCTGTAATTAGAGATGAAGCTTATAGGAAAGGTTCTACTATCCGTGAGCACATATCTAACATATTAAGCAGCTACGCAAACAAAAGAAAGGAGGAAGAAGGATTTGCTGTAAAGGTAAGATACCGTAAGTAAAACTTTGCAAAATTTTATTGAGCGTAAGAGGAGGCACTAGTTGCCTGTGACAACCAACACTTTTTAAAGTAAAAAGGAGAAACATTATGTCCGAAGTTGAAGCAAACGCTACTGGTGAAGTAGCAAAGAAAGTCAAGAAACTCTCGAAAGTTATTGAGAACGGCATCCTTACCATTAAGGAACGCACCACCAATTCTACCCTGACATTTGACCCCGCTGGTCTGTCAGCCGACATTCAGAAAAACCTGATGTACCACGGCCTGTCCCAGAAATTGGGTGATGCCGCTGCCGGCCGTGAAGGTAAAGATGCTGTTGATTCTATCAACAAAGTGTGGGAAGGTCTGGTTAAAGGCGATTTCACGATTCGTGTTCCTGCTGCTGAGAAAGTCAGCAAGAAATCTATTCTGGATAAGTTCAATGCGATGCCGGATGGTAAGGAAAAAGATCGTGCGGCTGCAGCTCTCAAGGCTCTTGGCTTGATGTAGTCTCAGTCATATTGTCAATTTCCGACAATTCTTACACGTTTAGTGAGGGGAGGACATTACTTACTCCCCTCACTAAATTACTTCAAAAGGAAAGTATTCTATGATTCCAATCATTTTAGATAACACAAAAAGATCTACCTTCCGTCAGTGCAAAAAGAAGTATCTTCTTCAGCACCTTCATGGTCTACAATCAAACTACGGTTCAACTGCTATCCGTTACGGCGTATGCTGGCATGGAATACAAGAAGGATTTTATTCTTGGGTAAAGGAACATGGCTGGCCAACAAATCCATCTGACAGAATGCTTGCTATTGCTCAAGCACTTGAGCTTGGGAAGAAAAAGTTTGACAAAGAAGCGAGCAAGAAATCTTATATCGACGACTACAAGAACTTTAATACAGCAGTAAATGCTTTCAATGCGTATCTTGATTTCTTTGCTGATGACTCTCATTACATAGAAGTTATTCACACAGAAAAGAAATTCGAGTGCCCTATCGAGCCTGAGAATTCGGCTGAGGAGAAAATGTTGTCTAAACTTCCTCCGGTAGTATTTACTGGTAAAATAGATCTTGGAGTAAAGATGGACAGCCAGAACTGGATTCAAGACTTCAAGACAACAGGATGGATTCTTGACCAAGTAATATCGAAAGCTAATAGAAGTCCTCAGTTTATTGGGTACTCCTATGCTGGAAAGAAGTGTCTTGACTTTGAACCCAATGGTTGTCTTGCTTCGTTTCATCAGGTTGGTGCGTATAAGTCTAAGAAGACTGGCGAATACGGAGATGCTAAGTTCGAGTTCAGAAGAGTTCCACAGATCTATACGGAGAAGGATATAGCCGCGTGGAAACTTAGCTTCATTGATACGGCCAAGGATATATTCGATGCTCTTGAAAGAGACTTATGGCCTGAAAGTTTTGATAACTGCTTTCAGTATGGGCAATGCCAGTATCTTAAACTATGTCAGCAACATACAGATTTTGATAAACTTAATCTTGAAGGATTTCATGAGGACTTCTGGTCAGTGCTAGATGATGACTAGTATACAAAAAAGATACATTCCTATAGACTGGGAAGAAGCTGCAAAAAACATTAAAGGAAGGTTTATAAGCGTTGGTGATTGCTTATTGTGGAACGGAAGTACAGTTCACGGCTATGGAAGTGTAAGTATACATAATAAAAGCTATAGAGTTCATAGAATCTTATGGCAGTTACTAAACGGCGCAATTCCAAGTGCAGCAACGCATGTTGATGTTCTGCATAAATGTGGAAACAAGCTTTGTTCTAATCCTGCGCATCTGTATTTAGGTACTGCACAAGATAATCTAAGAGACTTTTATAGAAGTAATTCAATGCCAGATGGAAGAAGAGCTTTTAGCAAAAAAGAAAAAGATATCATATTAACTATGCTTAACGAGCATAGTAATTCTTTACGAAAAATTGCTAGGGCAGTAGGCAGTGATCATCACAAGATTAAACGGTTTATTGAAAGTATGCAGCAATTAAAAAAAGAGGAAGATGATTGAACACCACAAGAAAAGACTTTATAGAGTTTATTAACCACATCCTAACAATTTGTCGTATCTATGAAGCAAGTTCGGATAAGATAGGACGAGTTGAAGTTTACGCTAAACAAACACTAGAAAAACTAGAATCCAAAAAGAAAGGAGGAATTAAAGCAACTGATGCCAAACGCAAAAGAAGTAAGTGTTGATACAGAGTGGCTGAAGGTAATGTCTGTTGGAGAGTCTGGTACAGGAAAGAGCATGTTTGCTTCGTCTTTCCCAACACCTGGATTTGTCTTTGACTTTGGTAAGGAGATTATCTCTTACCGTGGAAAGGACTTTGACTACGAGCAGTACAACGTCAGTCCACAAGGATGGGCTAAATTTGAAAAAGATCTTCTGGTTGTTAAGAAGTCTGTCGAAGAAGGTAAGTACCAGACAGTAGTAATTGATAACTTGTCTGCCATGACAGATGTTTGCATGGAGAAAGCTATGCAACTCGACCCTAAGAGATCAGCTACTAACGGCCCACTGTGGAACGTACACTATCAGATGGTAAAGAACCTAATGGAAGGTATGCTTAGACGACTGTTAAACTTTGACTGCAACCTAGTCTTTATTGCTCATCTTGATCTAATCAAGGATGAGGACGGTGCAGTCATTGGAGTTGAGCCAAGTCTTACTGGTAAACTCTCGGCAGATGTACCTTCGTATTTTGACGAAGTCTACTATCATACTACAAGAAGAGAGGGCGGTGAAACGAAGTGGCTTGTTCAGACTATTCCCATCGGCAGAAATCATGGGAGGTCTAGACTAAGCGGAAGAGATAGGTTGTTACCTGATCTTGTTGAAAACGACTACGCAGAAATTAATAACTACTTGACAGGCAAGAAAAAGAAGACACCTACAGCAACTAAACCAGTAGCAAAAACTACTACAGACTCAGAGAGGTAATTATGGCTAAGAAACAGCGGCAAGAAGAAGATGTAAACGGCGATCAGGAAGAATTAGTTGACGGCGCAGAAGCTGGAGACTCACTTGGAAGTCTTGACTTTGATGTGAGTGAAGAGTACAAGGCAGAGCCGTTGGCTCCGAAGAGTACTTACCATGCAGTGGTAGCCGGCGTGAAGTTTAATCCGGCACAGTTCTGCATTGTTTGGGATTGCTGTTTACATGACAATGGCGGAGTTATGAATGACGGCGAAACTCCTATTGATGGAGTTCATGTGTTCATGAGAAACTGGCTGCCTAAGCCCGGCGATGAAAACGAGCTTACGAAATCAGGCAGGACTAACAAGCGGCAGAGTAAGATTAATATGCTGAACGACTTCCAGACTCAGCTTGGCATTGATATGTCTACCCCGCAGAAGATTGCAACTGCGTTGGCAGAATGTCAGTGGGTTGGTATTGAGCTCGACGTTGATGTAGACGTTGATGAGTATCAGGGAAGATTCAGAAATGTTGTCAACAAGGCTCGTAAGAGCACAATGTACTAACGGGTAGAGCTATTCCTTTCACTCTGCCCTCACAGGAGGGGTAAATAGTAGGGTGCTATTTACTCCTCCTCTTCACTAAACAAAAGGAGAAAAGTTATGAAGTTACGAAAAGGAAAACTTCTGGAAGCAACGAAAGCACTGCTTGAAGCAGTCGAAGAAAATATCGAGCTGAATGAAAAGCGCTTGGTAGAATTAAATAAGGAAAAGTCTTTCTTGGAAAAGAAGATTAGTGAAAACGAAGTGTCAGGTTAAATTAGCTGAAGGGCAGTACGGTAATTAAAGGATGAAATAATTGTCCTGAATCGCAACGTATTGGGGAATATATTGAGATGCGTACTGCCCTTCTTATTTCTGAGTATAGCCTAGGTGGTTAGGCACTTGGCTTGGGACCAAGACCACGGAGGTTCGAGTCCTCCTACTCAGACCATTAAAAAAGGAGAAAACAAATTAAGAAGGAGAGTAAACGTATATGAGTGACGACTGGTTTAAAGATGTAAAGGACTTTCACGAAAAAGTAATAGGAGAAGTAGTACCTAAGTTTCCTTGTTTAGTCAACTTACCTAAACGTGAGCTTCGGCAGAATCTTATTGAAGAAGAGATTACCGAGACACTCATAGCTATTGACGACAATGATCTTGAAGCTATTGCTGATGGTATCGCAGACTCTATTGTTGTCCTACTTGGTACAGCCATAACTTACGGTATTGATATGCGTCCAGTCTGGGACGAAGTACATAAGACTAATATGGCTAAAGCCGGCGGGAAGTTTAGAGATGATGGGAAGTTGCTTAAACCTGAAGGATGGGAGTCACCAGATATTGCTAGCATCATTGCAGATTTAATTAAGAGAGGTATGCCTTCATGCGACTAGAAGATCTTTACCAAAACTTCGGTAGATCTTCTCCGGAAGATCAGCAAAAATACATAGCCGAGTATAGACTTCGAAGATCACAGGACTTAGAATCAGTCCAACCAAGTAAAAAATCCTTGAAAACATCTTCGAGTACGAAAGCTAAAATAGTCCTAACAGAAGAAGAGCAGTTGCTTATGACTACTCTTGGTCTGAAACAAAAGGACATTGCAGCACTTCGAGCTTTAAAGGAAGAACCAGTTAAGGATGACGACAAGGACGGAGTGATATTTAAAGACGATACTTATGAGGAGGAAGATGATGGGTAACATGGAGACTAAAGTTCTATCTGCTGTTGGAATTTACAGAGGTGTGTCTAATCCTAGTATGTCTTACTGGCAAGTAGTTGGAGAGGATGAGACTGGTAAACAGTACGTAATGACATTTGGTAGTAAGTCTTGTTACAAAGAAACAATGGAAAAGTACTTTGCTAAGATGACAGTAATACCCGCGCCAAAGGAAGAAAAACCAATAACAGATACAATAATTGTTAAGAAGGAGTCTACTGAAGATGGAATCAACCGTGATTGATGAGAAACTTATATTTGAACTTGACCCTGTTGACGTTGGTATTAGTCAGTCAAGACCGCGACAAAGAAAAGATTTAGGCGAAGTTGAGAAGATGCTGGACTCTATTAAACTGTATGGCCAAATTCAGCCAATAGTAATTGATAGAGAAAAGAATCTTGTTGCTGGGGGTAGAAGACTTGCAGCGTGTCTGGTCGGAGGAATAAAGGTTCGAGCTTGCTACAAAGACTCACTCGACGACATTCTTCTTCGCGAGCTTGAGCTTGAAGAAAACATTCAGCGTAAACCATTGTCTCCTTCAGAAGAAGTTCTTGCTACGTCAGAGTTGTTTGAGCTAAAACAAAAGCGGCATGGGAAGTCTACTCCTGGTAGAGAAGGTGGATTTACTACTACTGATATTGCAGAACTACTTGGTAAGTCAAGAGGAAGTATTGCTGAAGATCTTCAACTTGCTGAAGCAGTAAAGTTATTTCCAAATTTATCTGAGTGTAAAACAAAATCAGAAATAAAGAAGGCAGTAAAAGGACTTCAGCGTGTGCAGGACAGCATGGATGCGCTTGCTAAGTTTGAAGACATTATCAAGAAGACTGATAGATTTATTCTTGTAAATAAAAAAGCTGAAGACTATCTTGCTGGTATTGGCGCAGCTACGGTAGACTTATTCTTTACTGACCCGCCATACGGGATAGACATTCACGATGTTGCTATGACTATCGGTGGAGAAACTGGAGGAGAACTTAATGCAACTGGAACTACGTATGATGATAGTGAGAACTATGCTAAGAATCTTTTGGAGACGTTGTGTAAGGAGTCTTACAGAATTACGAAAGACAACGGACACGCTCTCATTTTCTGCGCACCTAGCCATTTTCCTTGGCTTAGTGATCGTATGCGCAGCGCTGGTTGGATGGTTGCTCCACGTCCTATAGTATGGGTAAAGAGAGAAACAGGGCAAAACAACCAACCAGATAAGTGGTTCTCCTCAGCATATGAGTTTATTCTTTACGCGAGAAAAGTTAACTCAACCTTAGTTATACAGGGCAAACCTGACTGGCTTCAGTGTGACCCAGTACTTCCTTCAGAGAGAATCCATCAGGCAGAGAAACCTGTTGAACTTTGCAAAGAACTAATTAGTCGTGTATGCTTACCTGGAAGCTATATGATTGACCCTTGCATGGGAAGCGGAGCTATCATTGAAGCTGGTGTAAGGATGAAGATGCTTTGCTTAGGTTGCGAGAAAACAGTAGAAACCTATTCTCTTGCTACAAGTCGTATGGTTAAAGTACACGATGCTGTTAAGTTTTAACGAATAAGAATTGTCAATTTTTGACAATATGACTTAAATAGGAGATTGCAGTTATGGCAATGATGATAAGGCAAACAAAAAAGACATTGATAGAATATCCTTATCCTGTTACTATATTCCAGACAGAAGATGGAAAAGAGTTCTTAACTTTTCGCGAGGCTATGGACTATGTTACAGGCATAGAAAAACCTTTGTCAAAGAATACAGCTGTATATGAGCAGGTGTGGACAATCCAAGAAGCAATTAATAAGGCTGTTGCTGAAAAGAGAGTTGTTCGTTTCCTTTGGAAAGGAAGTAATAAAGAAATAAAAGCAGCTGTTGATGATCTCAAAGGATGTAGACTAATGAAGCCATTTAGAGAGTCTATTGATGTAGCAGTGATACCTGAAGGTATTGAAGACTTTGACTTTGACGAAGTTGATACGGGAGTGACGTATGACAGCAAGTGAATTAGTATTCAATATACTCACAGGTATTCTAACCATCCTTGCCCTAGCCGGCGTTGTACTTAACATTAAGAAGAACCACTACTGTTTTTACGTCTGGCTATTTACCAACGCTTCATGGGCAGTAATTGATTTCTACAAAGGTATTCCAATGCAAGGAGTATTGTTTACTATCTATACTGGTCTTGCAGTTTGGGGGATAATAGAGTGGAGGAGAAAGGGAAACTAGTATGATAGTTCAAACCGGAGGTATATAACATGGCATTTGGTACTAGGCGCATAGAAAAGATAGTTAGTAGAGCAGAAGAACTTCATGAGCATGATAGAGGTGACGCATGAGTAATGATGAATACATAATAAAAGAAGCTGAGCCAATAGAATGGCAGAAGTGGCTTAACCATTGGAAGCATGAGTTTGTAATAGAAGTTATTGACAGCCACTTTGTAACTTATCCGCTTAAAACAACACTATGGATGTGCATCAAACGAAGAAAATTAGGAGGTATTTAGGTGATGAGTGGAGATGGTATTAAAAAAGTAATTCAGTACTACACAGATAATAATGGTTGCTGGATATGTACTTCTCACGCTAAAAGTAAAAGCGGCTATCCTATTATTGTTGTAAATAGAAAACCTACTACTATAGTAAGATACTTAGCTAAACTAAAGTACGCAGATCTTCCGTCTTATATTCATGTTCTACATAAGTGCAATAATCCAGCATGTATAAATCCTACACATTTAGATCTAGGAACTCATGCCGATAATATGCGATACAGGAAAGAATGTGGAAGATATGCAGATGCTTCTAAAGAAAATAATAATAACTCTAAATTGTCAAATGAAGAGGTACTAGCAATAAGAGAAGCATACAAAGCAACAAAAACTACGCATAGAAAACTTGCTTGTTTATTTGGTGTTAGTAAAGCTCAAATAACTAGAATACTGAATAATATTCAGTGGAAAGATGGTGACTAGTATGTTGGTTTTAACCGAAGGCCCCGCCGACGCTAAGATAATGATCGTTGGTGAAGCACCTGGAAAAGATGAAGACGAAAGTGGAAAGCCCTTCCAAGGTTACGCAGGGCAGACACTGAACAATATGCTTGCACAAGCCGGCATTGCTCGGTATCAATGTCTTGTTACAAACGTAGCAAGAGAACGTCCTCCGGCCAATAAGATTAGCTTCTACTTTGAAGACTCAAAGTGCACTATACCGAAGCCAAGACTTGCTGAGTGGATAGCTAAGCTTAAAGAAGAAATCATTCTTTACAAGCCGAATATTATTATAGCTCTTGGTGCAACAGCATTGTGGGCTTTAACAGGAGAAAAGAAAATCTCTGACTTTCGTGGTTACGTACTGCCGTGCACCTTAGTGCCAGGAGCAAAGGTATTACCTACATACCATCCTCAGGCAGTAAACTATGAATGGAAACTGTATTTTCAAACTGTGCTTGATTTGCGTAAGGCGGCAAGACACAGTGAGTATCCAGACATAAATTATCCTACTCAGATATTTATACCTAACGCTCCAGTAAACCAGTTCATTGCTTACATGGAAGAGATAATGGATAATCCGAACTATGAGTACGTCTCAATAGACGTTGAGACTCTTCAGCCAGGTTCACACATAGAAGAACTTGGTATCAGTCACGACCCAAATTTTGGTATGTCTGTTTTTCTTATTAAGGGACGAGCACCAGCACTACCAGAACAAGACGAGCTTCGTTTATGGCAGACGTTTGTTCGACTTATTCACTGCGGCAAAAAGATTGTTATGCAAAACGGAGCGTATGATATTGGAGTACTGTGGTACAATCAGCACATACTTGTCGAAGAGCTCTGGATGGATACACTTATAGCTGCACATATATGCTGGCCAGAACTTCCTCGTGATCTTGGGTTTCTTGGAAGCATCTGTCTTGATGTTCCGCCTTGGAAAAGTAAAGCTATCAGATCAGATATATACAATCCTGCTGATGCAGCTAACACACTTGGTATAGCACTTGCGCTAGACAAGGAGATAACTAAGCAAGGCATCCGCAAAACATTTGACTTTGAAATGAGTGAGATATATCCTTCTCTTATGCTTCAGCTTCAAGGTATAGCTGTTGATCTAGAAACGCGAGATAAGCTTATTGAGCAATGGGGCGAGAAAAGAGATAAACTAAAGGAAGATATATTCAAGGTAGTTCATAAGGAGATTAACTTTAACTCTCCTAAACAGATGCAACAACTTCTTTATATAGACTTGAAGCTTCCTGTCCAGTACAAAAGAAGAAAGTCTAAGGAAGACGCAAGAACTATTACAGCTGATGCAAACGCCTTACGAGTATTGTCAAGACTTGTACCAAACAATCCTGTGTTTAATCTTATTCTTGACTACAAGAAATCTAATACGCTCGTAGAAAACTTTCTCAAGGTTGAGCTTTCTCCAGAAGGAAAGGTTCACACAAGCTATAATATTACTGGAGCATCTAGTGATGATGAAGAAGATACGAAGAAGACCAAGCGTAGCTTTGGTAGATGGAGTTCTAGTGCATCTATCATTCTTACTTATGGAAGTGGAAACCTTCAGAACATTCCTAAAGAAGCTAGAAAGATGTACCGCGCTCCTAAGGGATGGAAGATAGTTCAAGCTGACTATTCACAAGCTGAGGCTGTAGTTGTAGCGCATCTGACTGGAGACCACAAACTCATAAAGATGTTTAACGATTCTTTTGGTCTCTCCAAAACTGAGAAGTCTAGATATGATATTCACAAGATGACTTATGCTTTGATGGCAGACATTGCTATATCCGACGTTAATAAAGATCAACGAGATGCTGGTAAAACTGTTCGCCATGCTGTTAGTTATTCAGCCGGCCCACAAGTACTAGCGAATAGACTTGGTGTTCAGCTCTCTGCAGCAAGAAAACTAATTGAGCTTTACCACAGAGTTAATCCAACTCTTAGAATGTGGTACACTTCGATTCAACAGGAACTAAAGAGAACTAAGATGCTGGTGAATCTCTTTGGTAGGAAGCACAGATTTCTTGACAGATGGGGTGATGAGTTATTTCGCAGTGCGTACTCCTATATACCACAGTCTACTGTTGGAGACTTGCTAAACACAGCTCTAGTATCTATCTACGCAAACATGAAGTCACTACCGTTTGACCTCATACTTCTTCTTCAGCTTCATGATGCTGTATATGTAATGGTTAAGGAAGAATGTGTTATGGATACTATTAAGTTCTTGAGAAAGAATATGCTAATTCCACTTCGCTATAACAATGAAGAGTTTATGATAGATATGGATTTCAAGGTTGGAGACTCTTGGGGAGAAGGAGAAGACCTTGAGATAAGCTGGAGATAATATGATAGAGAATAACAATTCATTTAGTCTTCTTTATTACGCTAACCCAAGAATTAAAGTTAATATACCGGATGGTATAGGTAAAGAATATACGGAGTATAATATTAACTGGGCTAATAATATTGAAGGTCACTTTTACGAGTGTGGCGTTACTCAATGTAAAGATTCTGGTTCTACTATATGGCTTATGCACATAGCTAATGGTGTAATTACTCCAATCTCATGCACGTGCTACTTAAGCGAAAAAGAGTATAGTGCTATTAAACTTTGTGAAAGACTTTGTCTAAGTAAAGATAAAGTTATGAATAACATACTACTTAAACGAATCGAGGAATATGAATGCTTGAAGAATACAAAGACAATAACTACGTAGTAGTATCAGTTAAGAATATTAAAGCAAGAGATGAGATGGTAAAGAATATATACGATAGACTTAGTCTAGATAGATCATTAAGTCTAGTAGTAATAAAAGATCAAGTAAATAGAGTTAGAGTATATCATAGAACAGCAAACTCTAGAATACTTATCCGAACCTACCTAGTAGTAGTACTTCCTATTATGGTAGACTTAAGTCAACTTGACCACCTATACGGCACTGTATACTACAACCTTGACGAAACAATAGACCAACTTCGTGGGCACATTAGTAAACTTGAATCTCTAAACAAACGTAAAGTCAAGAAGGGAAATAGTAATGAGCAACAGACTCTTGGGCAATTGGTTAGAAGCTTATCAACTCCTAATGGAGAACACTGAGCCGGCAACACTGTTTCATACTTGGACAGGATTTTCTGTCCTTGCCTCAGCTCTAAGAAGAAAAGTTAATTTACAATTAGGTAGACTTATATACTACCCTAATATCTATGTAGTGCTTGTAGCAGAACCTGGAGTAGCAAGAAAGACACAAGCGATTAAGTACGGCGTAGAATTTATAAAGACAATACCAGATATTCGTATCAGTGCTGACTCAGCTACTAAGGAAGCTATGACAGATGACATAGAGTTGTCTAGTGTGCAGGAGCTTATGGACGGAGATAAGGCTATGACGCATAGCTCACTTAATATTATCTCTAAAGAATTTGAGTCGTTCCTAGGGCAGAAAAAAGAGAACACTAGAATGCTTACAGCTCTAACAGATTTGTTTGACTGCCCGGATGATTGGACAAGTAGAACACGTCACGGTAAGTCTAACAAGATAGTCTGTCCGTGGGTAAATATGCTTGCAGCTACTACTCCAGAATCTCTTGCAAGTTCTCTTCCTGCTACAGCAGTAGGTGGAGGACTAACATCCAGAATAATGTTTGTATGGGCAGAGAAGAAACATAAGTCTGTAGCAATTCCCTTTATGACACCAGAAGAAGTAATACTAAAAGATAAGTTAGAGAAAGATCTTTACCAGATTAGCCGACTCTCTGGTGAGTATGCTATGGAAGCAAGCTGCATAAAGAAATGGACTGAGTGGTACGACGAGTACGACGAGGATGAGTCTGGTATTAGAATCTGTACAGACAAATCTTTTAGTGGCTGGTACTCTAGAAAGCCTACGTACATAATTAAAGTATCTATGTTGTGCGCAGCAGCAGAATCAAATAAAATGCTGATACAGTGGAAGCACATCGAGAAGTCTCTTGAGGAGATACGTAAGGTTGAGTACCTTATGGGTAGCGCATTTAAGGCTATTGGTAAATCAGAAATATCTGCTGAAGTTGATAACGTACTGCAGATAATTAAGACCTACAAGTATGTGTCTGAGAAAGTTCTTATGTCTATCGTCTGGAGAGATATTGATAACACAAAGTTTGATAACGTAATTAGTACGCTGATTAAAACAGGTAAGGTATCAAGAGCATTTAAAGGGCCTAATGGAGAGAGTGGCATTTGGTATGTCAGTAATGAAGCTTAATTTTCATGGGTCTATTCGTATTGGCCGACAAAGAAAATGGCGTGTGGGGCATTCTACAATGAAATATGGGGTAGTTTTGACGATACTTCGGGGGATATGGAGGTAGTTAAGGTGAGTGCATTAATCCAAAAAGCTAGGAAAGAAAGAGTATGTAGAAGATGCGGAGCTACTATACAGTGTGGAATGCTTGTTCTTTACGCTGGTGTAGGTACATACAAGGTTACAATATGTGAAGAGTGCGTTGGTAAAATATACGTAGAGATAAGTACAAAAAACAAAAAGCTGCTAGAAAATACTAGCAGCTAGTGTTTACACTATCTACAACTATGATTACTGTCTGATGCTGAGTAATACGGGTCTACGTCGATACCATAAATTTCTTTTGCCGTTGCCATTACTTCAAGTTTCTGCCAATAATCTCCAGGCCAAAATCTAACCGTATTACTCTTTAACCATCGTCTTGTCCAGTCACGAGTCTTAACATAGGGAGAAATTATAATATCTGGAATATACGGATGCTGTGACTTTAATAACCTCTTCGTGTCAATAGAGTCACAGTATTCCATAAGCTCAAAGTAAACATCAGCAGCAATACTCTTTGTAATTCCTTTGCATAAACCATTCCAGCACACGACAATATTCTTTCTGCTCAATCCATCATGTCCTGCACCACCACGTTTGTTTTCTCCAAGTGGCCCACGCAGCCAATTAGGAGTTGACTCAAAGTCGAATACAAACTTGACTGGAAGCCATATTTCATCCTCGTGTCCAGCAGGTCTAAGCTCCCATCCAACTTGTCTCAATCCGTGCTTTATCAGCACGTCTGATATAAAGCCAAAAGGCTTAGCAAGAAATACGTAGTTATAGTTATCAATATACTCTACACAAAGTGGAGAAAGAATTTTAGTCATTACACATTTCCTTTTCTAATTGTTATATAAATTTCTTCTTGTTTATTAACTGCTGCTAAAACTGCCTGAGCTAATATACTGTAGGCTAGCCAACTGTTACGTACTTCATCAGTAAGTTTGATTAATCCAGGTATTAAACAACCTTCTGTATCAGTTGCTTTATTACCTGTATGAATTCTAATCCCAGTAAATCCTTTCACCCCTACTAACTCAAGCATTATCTGTTTGAATTTTGGCGATAGTGAAACAATGACTCTATACCTACCGTAAGGTATTGCAGTTTTACCTGGAATTTTTTTATCTCTAACAGGGTCTTCTAGTATATAGCACAGCCAAGAACCGCCCATTATAGATAGCTGACCGATAGTAGAATCATCAGTAAATATTGTTCGCTCAAGTAAAAGTTCCATCATCACACCTACTTATTCTTCATTACCATCAGTATGTTTACCTCTACCGTTACTTACTCTTCTCGCATAAGGCTGATCACACCCTCTTTGATGATGTATTGTCTCAATAGACTCAAGCTGTTTTTCGTGCTTGTTTCTTGCCGTATACAACTCATCGTGTTCTTTAGAGTTTTGTGTACACAGCGTTGTAACCTTCGCAAGTACACTTTCAAAATTTCGTGTTACAGATTGTCTCCACTGCTCAGCGTTTTCTTTTTCTAAGTGCTCACGCTTAGCAACGTTACGCTGATACGTCCAAAGCATAACCGGAATAATCACAAGTGTAAGTAGTGAGATAATAATGTGAATAACAGCAGCATCAGCTTGACCATTTGTCATGCGCAAGTCCTCATAAATAGTTGAGTAAGTTAACATTTCTACTGCTTAGAAAACAGTGCAGTTACTATCTTTGCTTTTTAGTTTCTCGTCACTACTGAGTAGAAAGTTTAGCAACTGGACTACCACTGGAGTATACAGAACAATAGGCTCTATACCAGCAACTATCTCCATCTGCAATTCTTGTTTCTACAGGAGCTGTATAAGAATCAACTGTATTCCATGCAGCATCGCTATGTAACGGGTAGTCTAGCTCAGCTTGCATAAGTCTCTGAATTGCGACAGTCCCAACAAACGTACCAGAGATTGAAATTGCTAATCTTTGGTCTTTTGATAAAAATACTGGTGCAGAATACTGCGTTGCCGCTCCGAACGTCTTTGTAATCATACTATACTCCTTAATGCGAATTCCAAGAATTGTCAAAAATTGACACTTTGCCTTGGTCTAAATTATTCAAGCTCAATAACTTGGTCAGGTTTACCCTCACTCAAGACTCTCCGATTCCACTCATTAGCTTGTTCTTGAATCTTGTTAGCTTTTGCTGCATTGCCAGCATTAACAGCATTCTTGAACCGCTTTCTAAAAAGTTTCTTTGTTTGTTTAAAATCTTCTGGGTAGTCCCCAATAACAGCTTGAGGAATACTTCCACCTCGTTCAAGTATCTTAGCAACTCTTGTTGCTTGCGCAGTACCTGGAACACCGGCAACTTTACCCGCGAGCTCTGGCCAAGACTTTTCTCTGCCAGTACCTTTACCAGTATACGCTGCTCTTACCTTTGCAGACAGGTCACTAAACAGCTGTGGTGAAGCTCCAAGTATAGTCGACCCATAACGAAGATTACCAACTCCTGGCATAATCTGTAGTGACTCAAGTGCTGCCGCTGTTGCAGCCTTTAGTTCCGAGTCAGTCTCTTCGTAATTCTCCGTAGCGGCATTAATTGGAGATGGTAGTGGAGAGTTAATACCAGCAACATCTTCAAACAGAGTATTAATAACTGTCATAGCAAACAGGATTCTAGCAGTCTTATGCGCTCCTTCTGCTACAGATATTCTACTGTTCTTAACTCCTGCTACTTCCTTCTTTAGAAAGTTCCAGTTGTTGATAACAAACGTCTGGAAGGTAGTAAAGAACTTTCCAATATTAGTTCTCTGTATTGGTGCAAGATCTTCTTTTGCCGCAGACCCCTGTGTCTTAACAACAACATCATCAGCATATTGCTTAGCTTCCTTTGAGCCTTTTACCATTCCATCAACTTCAATAGCTTTCTTATACGCTCCAATCCAAGTAGCCACGGCTGATGCGTGGTCAAGGAACATAGTTGGTTTCATACCAATCCAGCTCTTGTTAAATCGTTCTCTAAGTCTTGATACCTTTCCAACAGCTCCACTCATAGTCGGAGTAATGTTTACATCAAATTCTCTTGTTAGCAAGTGATCTGATTCTTTGATAGCAAAGTCATACCACTCTTTATCAATCAGTCCTGCAATACCTTGCTTCAAATACTTTGGCCCAATCTCTGCGTAAGTATTGGCGAGTGCCGTAGGCTGAACAAGTGGCGTACGAATACTTGCTGAAAGTGTAGCAATAGTATTGTTGTCATTGATAAATCTTATTGCACTTTCGGCACCAGAAGGAAATGTATTCTTCTTCTGCCCAACAACAAAGTCAAGATACTCTGTGACCATTTTTGTAGCAGTTGGATGCGTATCTTTTATATCAATACTCTTACCTTTACCAAGATTAATCTTTGTAAAGTACTCTCGCATCTTAGCTGTCTCTGGCGAGAGGTACATATGCCGAGTAGCTGATTGCATATATTCATTAAAGATATTAAATGCGTCTGTTCGCGCCTTCTTCAATCCACCTGTTCGTTCAAGCGCAGATGTAAATGATGTACCTTTGTTGTGAAGATACTTATTGAAGTAGGCATCGTTAAGTCCGAAGCCAAGTCTTTCTGCTAGCGATATATCTGCCGCAAGCTTAAAGTAGTTATCTACCTTTCCCATTGGCTCAAGTCCAGCAGCTTTCCTACCAGCGTTAACCTTCTCATGAAATACTTCAAAGCCCTTACGCATCCAGTTATAAGCTTTCAGTTCTTCTGGAGTTAACTCAGGCACTTCCACCTTCATTTTCTCAAGAACTTTAATACCTTCTGGGTCTTTAGACAGAGCATAGATTCCAATCTTGTCTGACGAACCTTTCGGTAGGCTTTTCTCGAGTGCTTGCGATTTCTCGTGTATACTCTTAAAGTGTTCAGCTGCTCTTTTGTTAGCCTCTCGGATGGGATATACGAACATCTCCTTTATCTTCTTCTCTCCACCCTTAACAGATCTGCCCCATTCTTCAAAAGAGTAAATAGGGTTCTCAACAAACCCTCCAAATGGTTTCCACTTCATATCAGGAATCTTCTTGAGAAATTCTACATCAGCCATCTTTAACTGCGGAGCTTTTATATCTTCCTTATCAAAAGTAGTGCTAGCTTTTTCATTAATCTTACTAACAAGACTGTCGAATCTTTCATCTACTCTTTTCAGCTTTGCTAAGTGTGTGTTAAGATTTCTTTGCTTTACAGCTGTAACAGCACGCTTTAGCGTGGATGCTTTAGTAAAAGACTTAGCTTCTTCAAGTCTCTTTATTTCTTTTTCAAGATCAGCAATTCTTTTATTCTTCAGATTCTCAAACTTCTTTTCTCCGTACGGAGAACTCAGGTCATCAATTTCTTTTTTGACTGTGTCTTGAACTTTCTTAAAGCTACTAGCTTTCTTTTCTAGTTTTGACTTCTCGGACTTACGCACTATACGTTGATTAATAAATTCTCCAAGAACAGTATTACCGACACCTTCAGCAAAGCCTTCTTGGCTTTTAGCCATTTTCTTAGTCTGCTTCCAAACATCAGCAACCGTACTACGAAGTTCTTTATAGTTACTACCAAGTCCTTCTTTGACTCCGTCTTTCCAGGCGAACCAGTCTTTAGCTCCACCACTAAATACCTTATCTCCAAGTAATTCAATAAAGATCTTGTCAAATGTAGATTTAAACTTATCATACATCTTACCAAATATGTTTCCCATTTCTGCGGAGAAGTCGCTAAATACTTGCTTACTATACTTAAACGCTTTTTCAGCAAATGGCTTAATCTGTACTGATGCTGCTCTAGCGTTTTCTTTCAGGCCTTGAAGAATTTCAAACGTCTTGGTTATATCAAGTCCAGAGTACATAGTAAAACTAGATGGAGTCTTAGAAGTAATTGGTACTGCTTGAACTAAGACTTCTTGCTTTCCAGCCCCAGGAATTTTTAAATGCTGCTTAGTTACAGTAGGTTCAAGTTGTAAGTCAATGGTACTAATCTCATTCTTTCCGTACTTCTTAAACAACGCAGGAATAACCTGATCATAAAGACGTTTGAGTCCTTCACCGCCGACTTTGAGGTCAAGATCTTTATATTCTAAATGAGTTCTTCCTTTGTCCAAATCTGACAATATCTTACTTGCTAAATCTTTGCCTACTACTTCTTCAAGTTGATCTTTATAAGTATCAACTTCTTCAAATCTTCTTCCATTTGCGCTAGAATCTTTTTTAAGCTCTATACCAAGTTTGATATTATTTATCCTATTAGAACCAATTACTTGAATAGAATTAATTTGCTTACTCAGATCATACCTACTAGCCTGCATCTCTCCACTTGTCCAAGCAACTTCATCAAACCCATTTTCCTTAGCATAAGACAGTACCTTCTTTACTCCAATATCGTAGATTCTTTTACGAAGTGCTTCAGGCATCTTAGCTTGGTTTGCAGCACTTGGACCCTGAATTTCTTCAACAAAGAGTACGCGCTTTCCAGCAATATCTCTTTCATTAAAGCGTATACGGACTATTGGGTTCTGGATGTCTGAGTATGCTGCGTGACCGTCTTGCCAGGAGTTTTCAGTATATCTTTGCGTAGCACGCTCCAGAATTCTTGCAGAAGCCCTTACTTGCGCTGGAAATAACTCTTTAGCTTGCTCAAGCGTAGCGTAAGAATAACGATGCCCAATCACAGACATATCATTATAAGTAATAGTATTAGTATTATTGTCAAATGTTGGAGCTAACTTATACGAAACTAGTGTATCATACGCTTCTGGAGCAGCTACCTTCAAATCCTCTGTTTCTATATAACTTACTTTACCACCTTTTCTTGGACTCTTCACAAACAACTCTCTATAACTTCCAGGAACATATCCAGGTACTGAGTATTGTTCGTAGTGAGTTTGAGTTGTGTTGTCATACTCTGTTCTTCCACGAGGTATATCTACTTCTCCAAGTACAACATCCTCAAATTTAGTACCATTAACTGCAAGTTCTTCCATTACCTGTTGCTTTGTAACAGTACCTTTAAGCCCACCGAGTACGTCATTAAACTCCGCTGGTGTAACACCGTTATTAAGCGCTGTTTTTCTAAGTTGGTCTACAGACATACTCATGCGCATCTTAGTGTTAAGCACACTTTCTAACTTAGAATAAAAAGGTTTCTTACCAGCAAGAACTATGTTTCCACCTTCTCCTTTAAGAATATTAATAGCACCTTGAACTGGGCTAACTGGTTTTGCTTCTTCTGCTGCCGGAGTATTAACAGCAGAGTTTGCTCTTTGTTCTGCTTCCTTACCAAGCTCATATTTATGTCTAGCCTTTATTGCCGCGTCTGTCCGTGCATCACCTGGCTTAGCTTCTGGAAACTTTCCATAAAGATACTGCGCAATTCCTTTTCCTCTGTATTCTGGCTCAAGGTATATTTCACCAATCTTAACTTCGCCACTAAAGCTAGTCCGCTTTGATATGCCTCCAATAATTTCTCCAGAATTATCAACAAGATTAATAACTTCAAGATTTTTATCTTTACTCTTTATCTCCTTAAGCCCAAACTCATTAGTCTCTTCTGATAGTATATTTTTAGGTTTAGGCTGTTTACTAATGCGCATATCACTGAACTTAGCATCATTAAAACCTTCACCGTACTGAACACCAGTACCTTGCGGAGTAACCACTTCAACTTCTTTTGGCTTTGAGTCAAGAAAAGTTTCAAAAGCAGAACTACCTTCAAACGAATCTCTATGTCTCTTGACTGCTTGCTCAAGAGTTTCACCTTTACCAACTCCAAAGTTGCCCTTAGTCTGTGGGTCGAAGTAAGAATGAACTGGTTCTCTGCCAGGAATCTCATACGTTCCAGTGTGTTCTACTCCAAGAGCTTTAGCCTCATCAGCCATAGTGTCAATTTTTGACACTTCTTGAACCGGAGGCTTCTCAGTATTTGCTACTTGCTCAGCAGCATTACTCATCTTTGGCTTCGTTCCAACTCTTCTAAAGCCAAAGCCATCTTCGACAGGTACTACTTCAAAGCTACCTTCCTTATACCCCCTGTCAATAGCGACAATATGCGCAGCATCTTCTGTAGGAAATGCCTTACCACTCTTAGATACAACAGGTTTATACTCAACCTCTAGTCCCGTGGTTGGGCCAGGTACAGAATACGAAGGTCTCTTAATTACAGCTGTACTAGGAATTTCCTTAGTTGTAAATCCTTCTCCAAGGTTTGGAGGACTAGGAAGTTTAGCCTGCGACTCAGCAATAGCTTCACGTACAGCTTGACGAACGGGATGATTGTCTGTAGGAACAATCCCTCTTTCAGTGTTGGTGTACCAAGCAGCATTACCTACTCCCGGAGGAAGCGCCGGCAATCCTGGGCGTTGTTCATTAACCTTAAGAACGAAGTCATCCCCAGGACTTCTACCAATTAATACATCTCTAGGTGCACTACCTGGCCCACGAAGAACAAAATCTTGACTTGGATAAGCGTGTTCTGGAAGAGCTAACTGTTCACTTGCACCACTAGCAGAGATTGGTCTTTCACCAGCAACTGCTTCTCTTGGCTTAATACCAAAAACCATTTCATTTCTTATGGCGTTCTTCTCAGCTTCAGTACCGTTCTTCCAGCGTTCTCTTATCTCTGCATTACGAAGATCTTCTCCACGAAGTCCATTACTAACTCGTGCGTCAAGCTCTGTAACAAGCGCACGCTCCTTAATAGTTAGCTTCCTGTACCAAGTAGTATCGCTAATAGTCTTAGCGGCTTTACCAGGAGCTTTACCAATTTTACCAAGTAAGTAGAAGTTCAGAACTTCTCCACCAAGATCAGTAGTAGTAGCTAAAGCTCTCCACGCAGAAGCACTCTTAGTATCACCTTTCTTTTCTGCAGTATCTGCAAGTTTCTTATAGTACTCTGACGATTCTGTCGCAAGTTCTGGAATGATACTCAATGGCTTAGATACAAACTCTACTGCTGCTTTAGCTTCTTCTGTTGTTGGCTGCGCAGTAAAGAATTCTGCAATTCCTCTTGCTCTATCAAGTCTATCCTGTGCTTCTGCTAAAGGGTTTTTTCCTTTACCTTTACTTGTTACTGCTTCAACTGCTCTACCAATTACTGGAGCAACAGCGTCAACAGGAAAGAATCCAGTAGCGTACTTTCTTCCCTCAGCCGACGGGGCTAGCATACTTCCAATAGCCGGAACCATAGCAGCAAGACCTGTACCAAGAGTCTTTACCGCATCACCGCCATGAACTGCAGCTATACCTTCAGCATCACTAATATTTTCTGAACCTTGAAGAGCAGTATCAGCTACGCGAGAAAAGAAGCCTTTCTTTTCTTTTACTTCTGGTTTAGTAGCTACTACTGCCGGCTGTGGAGCAACTTCAGGTTTCTTGGTATCTAAGAAAGACTCAAATGAACTACTACCAGTATCTACTTTTTTCCCAGTCTTGGTATTAACTCCATCTACTACCATTCTAGGATGTCCAGGCATTTTAAACGTAGAAGGCCAATGACCAGTATTATCTGGTTCAGCACCAGCTACATAAGCTGCTCTATAGTCGTAGAAATGCGCTGGATTATCTGGGTCTTCGTCAAGATTAAGTTGTTTAGCTTTACCTTTATACCAAGATTGAAATTCAGCTTCGTCAAAATCTCTTGTCTTGCTTTTATCTACCTTAATATCAAAAGGTTTAAGATTAGAGTTATCAGCGGTAGATGATTTACTACCACTGCTAACACTAGTCTTTGAGTCTAAGTATTCCTCAAAACTATCAAGTTCTTCCTCAGTCTCTTTTCTCTGCTTACCATCAAGTAGTACTAGTCTTCGCATTCGTTTTCCCTCTGGGTCAATGACAACATTTATAGGTATCCTTATTTCTTTGTCTTAACAAAGTTATTATACTCAGTAATTACCTGTTCAACACTCATTCCGCGCTTGTCAGCTATACCCTTGAAAAAACTATAAGGTCTATACGTACCGATCTCAGGATCTTTAGGAATATCAAAAGCTTTGTACTGCTTAACAGTCTCTCCCTTACCAACCTTAACATTAGTTCCTGGAATAACTCTGTTATACTTAGTATCAACTGGCAGGTAGAATCTAGTAGAACCGGGATTATTATTAAGTGCTTCTGCGTCAACATCAAGCATGTCACTTTGCTGTTGTCCTAGTAAAGTCTTAGCTTTAAGATCAGCTTCTTTTCTAGTAAGAGGCTTCTCTGTAGCTACTTCTGACGGAAGTCTTGCGCCAGCAGGAAACTCAAAGTCTTCACCTTCAGGAACAGATGTAGTCTTAAGTTTGTTATTCTCGTCGTAGTAAGTCTTAGTGTAAAACTTACCTGACTTCTTTCCAGTCTTTACGCTATCCGCTTCTGCTTTTGTTTTCTCGAGTTCTGCTTCTTCCTTAGGACTCATAGCTAAAGTCTTGTTTCTTACTAAACTTCCATTCTTATAGATAAACTCTACTCGCTCAAGCTTACCGGTATCTTCATTCTTAATCCATTGAATACTAGCATTACCTTCGTGAGGAACATTAACTGTTCCAACAGCATTATCTGCGTCGGATAAGTAAGTCTTATACCTGTCAAGATCAATGACGTTCTTACCAGTCTTTTTATCAACTTTAATAAAAGTAGAACTCTCTGGAATAGTACCTTCTGGTACACCAAACTTTTCCGCAAGAACACTTCTATACCCATTAAGGACAGTAGTAAACTTCTCTGCGTCATCTATTCCAGCAAACAGTTTTAAATGCCCAATGACTTCTTTCTTTCCAGCGTTATCATCTTCTCGCTTTGACTTATTAAACTCAAACTGAGAAAGAGCATTCTTATTAGTAAGCTCACTAGTCTGCGCATTTCTAAGAGCGTTTTGTGATCTAGCAGCTTCAATAGCTACTGGTCTTGTAAGATCTTCATTCTCTATTTTTCTTCTGCGATCTTCTGCGGCAAAGAAATTACTATAGAAATCATTTCCATGTCTACTACGAAGATCTACAGGTTCTGGTAATGGTGTTGGCATATTAGTTCTCCTTTAATAAATAGCTGGAATCATCTCACCAGTGTACGTATTACCATTCATATTAGCGTCGTTGACAACATAATTGCTTCCGACAATACCACCACCTCCGCCTCCACCTCTACTGCCAAAGTAGTTACCTAGAGCACTTCCAATAGCATTACCTGCTCCACTCATTGCACTACCAAAGGCATTACCAGCATTGGCTATTCCTGCTCCCTTGTAGTAACCTGCATTTGATAAGTAGTTTCCACCTGCCTGTGCAGCTTGAGTACCAGCACTAGTAATCATACCAGTTCCTGTAAGACCAAGACCTGCCATAGACTGGTAAGGAGTAAGTGAGTTATAGTACCTAGCAAGAAAATTATCGTAGTCATTAGTAGCATAATCCTGCCCATACTTAACTAGCGCTTTTTGCTCTCTTCCAGAAAGAAGACCACCACCTGCTGCAGCTCCAGCTTCTATGTTTCTTCTTCCTTCTCCAAGACGAAACTCATACCCAGGACTTTTAGTAAACTCTCCTGGCCCGCGACCAATCATAGCACTAAGCTCATTGAGAGCTTTCTTACCGCTTTCTCTCCAAGGAGCAGTATCTTTTCTCTGCTGCTGGTACATAAGATACTGCATAGCAGCAGCTTGTTGCGAAGCTTTCGCAGCTGCACGACCACTCCTTAAAGCTGCTATACCTTGTATTGATCCACTTACAATAGACACGCTAAACCTCCTTAAAGTAGTTACATTCCATGAGCTTATACCCATTCTTAGTATAAAACTTACTAAGTGTATCAGCCATAGAATCAGCCATATGAGTCATAACAACTCCTTCACAACCTTTGTCTTTACAAAACTTCTCGTACGCTTCGACAAGAGCTTTACCAATTCCACGGAATCTTGGGTCTACAAACCATACAAGTTCAGTACCAATAAACCTTGGATAGTTTATATCTTCAGTAATAGTAAAACCAATAAAACCTCTTATATTATCTTCTTCATCAACATCAACAAGTATATACGCAATACCCATCTGCATCAAACAAAGATAACGAGAGAATGTATGTTCAGATTTTGACTTTACAAAGCTACTTTCATCTTCAAACTGCTTTCCAAATACTGCAAGTCTATCTGATTTACCAGCTTCGTCCAACGTCCACTCTCTAATCATTTCTATAGTTCTCCTCTCCCCACTTATAGCTTTCATATTTAAGCATAGTACTATCTTTATGCTGTCTCCAGTAATAGCCAACTTTTTTAATATGCTCAAAGTAGTATTGAGCTAACTCAGTCCTAAGGTACTCTTCTGGAAGTTCACTTAACTGTTTCATAATAAAGCACATCTTTGGAGTAATCAAATCTCTTCTAAACGTAAGAATATGATGAGCATAAACTTCTGGCTTAATTCTTACGTACCCAAGAATACTCTCATTGTATAATTCTGGACTGCTACTCCATCCAGGTTTTAGAAACGTATCGTTTTCGTCTATAAGCATTTCATCTGTAAAGCACCAAGGCACACCATTACTCATTACTTCGTTTATCTCTGTAAAAATTCCAGGCTCTATCATATCGTCATAGTCAACATAACTCACGTATGGAGCATTACCAGAAAGAAATCCAGCTACTCTACCAAGCCCAATGTTACTACCATTCTTTATAATATGAAGTTTAATATCTGATTCTAAAGATAATTGCTTCATCAGTATTTCTTCAAATGATGTAATCTTTTTTGTATGAACTAAACAGTGTACATCAATCATTTTTAGTTTACTACCACGTAGTCAAAGGTTTCTGTTCCTGCTGCGCTCGAACAAGTTATTGTAAATGACCCTGCAGCCTTAGCAGATACATACGGAGCAAGTGCTACAAATGCAGCACTTCTTGCTTGAAGCATAATAATCGAAGTTGCTACAACATTAGCATCTGTTACTACTGTTGATGTTCCTGCTGTAAGTGTACCACTACCAGACGTCACCCCGTGCTCAACTCCATCACTTCCTTTTGATCTTAGTATATGATCAGTCTTTGCGTATATTGCTGCTACGCTACTTGCAGGAGTTTCTGGAGCTGTACCTTCTATTACCATTACTACTGATGCTGACATAATTTATCCTCCATCTAATAACTAGTTATTTAACTTTTTCTTTCTCTTTCAGAAGTTTTTCCAGCTCGGCTTTGGCAGCTTGGTAGTCATTGTTCATCAGAATACTTTGCGCCTCGATCCTCGCAATACGCTCTTGCATTAAAAGTATTTTCAAGTCCAGCATTGTCAGTTCGGGTTCATGCATTTAAGTTCTCCTCCGGCGGCACTTCGTAAAACTGGGTTGTCTTTACATAGTCAGCCATTGTTTTTATTTCTGCTATCGTGTCCAAAACCTGTTGAGTGGTAAGGTTAGGGTCTTCCAGCATCAGCTTTTGAAACTCTGATGTACGCAATGGATCAGCAAGGACAGCCGTTTTGACTGACTGTATCTGCTCGCTCAATCTGACAACTGAATTAAGGTGCTGTCTTACCGTGTAATAGAGTTCCAGTAATATTCTTCGATCTGTCCACGCCTGTTCATTAGCCATTTTTTTTCTCCTTTAACTTGCGATCAATCCATGAGTTCGTAGTCTGTCTAGCAGAGCATTTAGTTGTGCCACTACATCACCTGCACCTGTTGCATCAGCTACCGCTGACCCTTGCACACCGATCAGTTTTGTCGCTCCCATATACCATCCGGTCACGCTGGTATTTCCGAGGGTTGCTGTGTTTGAGCCGTTTCCGACAGCAGTTGACCCGATGACTATTTCATTAGTGTCGCCAGAAGCGGATGAACGAGTATCGTAGCCGATGTAAACAGAGTCAGAAGAGGTTTGGTTATTGGCAGTCGCAGAGGTGTAACGACCAGCAAAAAATCCTAATGCTGTATTCTGAACGCCCGTTGTATTAGAGTAGAGAGCCTGCACCCCTATTGCTGTATTTGAACTTCCTGTTGTATTAGAGTAGAGAGCCCGCACCCCTATTGCTGTATTGTTAATTCCTGTTGTATTAGAGTAGAGAGATTGGTATCCTATTGCTGTATTTGAACTTCCTGTTGTATTAGAGTAGAGAGCCCGCACCCCTATTGCTGTATTGTTAATTCCTGTTGTATTAGAGTAGAGAGATTGGTATCCTATTGCTGTATTTGAACTTCCTGTTGTATTAGAGTAGAGAGCCCGCACCCCTATTGCTGTATTTACAATTCCTGTTGTATTGAGGTAGAGAGCGCGATACCCGATTGCTGTATTTGAACTTCCCGTTGTATTAGAGTAGAGAGCCTGCCCCCCTATTGCTGTATTAAAAACTCCTGTTGTATTGAGGCAGAGAGATTGATACCCTATTGCTGTATTGTAACCTCCTGTTGTATTGAGGGAGAGAGCCTGCACCCCTATTGCTGTATTGTACAGAGCATTGGTTGTGCTTCTTATTTCCAGAACTGTTCCACCGGCAGAGTTCACTATTTTATAAGCGGGGTTATATGCGCCTGTTATCCGTTTTATGCTAATTACAATAGTACCGTCAAACGTGCTTGTTGGAGTAATAGATAGGGTCCCTGTGCTGGCGGCTTTCGGCCCCCATGCTCCTGTGGCACTAATAGCATCAGAAGTCTCCCCACCAAAGGTAATAGTAAATGTCCCTGCCGTTCTACCTGTGACAGTATAGGTAATCTGGTAAAAGTTATTCGTCACCGCCGCAAGACTGTTCAACAAAGCAGTCGTGTTCCCTGTATTGTGGTCAAAGCCACTAGCAAAGTCACCTGTCCAGTCCGTAGAAGTCCAACCATCTGCGGTAAGCAGTTCATTTCCCAGAGGGGCTGACTCTTCCGCTGCCGTTGAGGTTTCGGTCAATAAACCAGTAATAAAAGGATTAGCTTTCGGCGCCCTCAATTCCATTTGATCATAAACCGCATTCTTTGATGGAGCAACGTCAGTCACTCCATCCCATCCAGCTCCATATGCAATATCACTAACAACGTCTTCAGCAAAAGCTATTTTTTTCCATTCTAGTGCCATTTACTTCACCTGGTACTTTTTAAAAGCAACATCAAGCAACTCTTGTTCGACCATCCTAAAAACCGCTATCTGGTTCATTATTGGAAGACCAGAAGAGCCGATCAGCTCTGTTATAGTATTATGAAACACACCCATCTGATCTTCCATCCGTTTTTGAAGCTCTTCTTGGATTGTGATTACAGCCAGTCGTTTGTTCTCAATAGCCTGTTTTTCATTCTCTTCCTTAGTCATTCGCTTCATAAATCACCTTACGAGATTGACGTGCAAAGATAAGCGGTCAGAGTGTCACTCTGAAAGACGATCTTTCCTAGGGCAGCCGTTAATCCGTTCCGCGCTGCAGCATTGGCGACCGTGTGAACTACCTGGTTCGTAAGCTGGTACCCAGCAAGATCAGCATTTGCCACCGCCGCACTATGAGCCGAAAGCGCATGAGCTCCAACCGATTCCGCCGCACTTGTCCAATCCGTTCCGTTGGACTTCAAGACATTCCCGCTAGCTCCTGGAGCCACGTGCGGGATTTGATGCTGTTCTGCGGAATGAATAGAAGCCGCCGTCAAAAACTTTGTGTCATCCGAACCAGTTTCAACTTCTGCGGCAGATGCTTTGGCGTTGGCCGTGGCACCATCTGCTACGTTAAGAATTGCCAGAATATCGGATTTAGCCAGCGCAACAATCCCGCCGCTCGCCTTTCTACCGATCATCTGCGATGCTGCAAGTTCGATTGCTGCCGGTGTATCATCTGTATCTGCAGCCAAAATCGAATAAGCCGAATAAGCCGCCTTGGGTACTACATCATCTTCATAAGCTAGTTTCTTCCATGTTAGTGCCATAACGCTACCCCCTTTACTTAGTTTCTAAAATTGTAATAGTGCTGCTGTCCGTGTCGATCTGTATCTGCGGATTCTGAATCTCTATTGTAAGCTCAGGTGCCTTGTTTTTCAGTGGATCACCGCCTATATAAATAACGATCGGCTTCTTTTCCCAGATTGTTGTTTTCATTTACTCCACCCCTACATAAACTTTCTTGTCGTCTGAACAATAAAATATTGTTCCTTCGGCTGTTGAACTTGAACTAACTTTTGGTGTAAGTGTAATCTCTCCATCTGCTGGAACGTGAAGATAATCCACTTCCTGTTTTTTAGCTGCCGTTAAATGGTAATACTCATCAGTAGTTCCACCTTGAATATCTAAAGTATCATTATGAAAAGTACTTTCAGTAGTACCAATAAACACAATAGCATATACGCCAAGTGATAGTACGCCCTGCACAAACAGTACACCAGACATTACCACATACTCTTGTCTAACTCCTACAACAACAGTTTCACTTGGATATATTATTCTCATTGGATACTTAGCTTTAGCATCCACATAAGCCTTCACAGCCTTTTGGCTAGAGATTAGCTGATCAGAATCGCTAAGTAACTCGTCATCAGAACTTACTGGAAGATAAGTAACACTAATCTTATCTCCAGCTCCAAACTCAGCTAGTGCTACTGGTACACCACCAGAGTACTTAGCTTTAAGCGGTATAGCTTCTCCAGCTACTGTAATATCTATACTTCCATAAATATTGTCAATCATTTAATTTTCCACTATAGGTGTAGCAGTAATTGTAGCTGTTCCACTTGCGATAGCTGTAACAAGACCACTAGAGTTTACAGATAGTATAGACGAATTAGACGATGACCATACTACACTATCAGTTACATCTTCAGTATCTCCTGATTCGTAAATAGCAATAGCTACTGCTTGCTGTTGCTGCCCTTTTAGCATTACACTTTCACTTACGCTAACGTCGATAGAAGATAATACATTTCTGTACCCCTTTATTCGATCTTCGCCGTAACTAGCTCCATAACCAATAGTAGGAGTAAGGACGTAATCATTTTCTAACCCACCTGCCGCAGTTCCGTATGCAGTATTAAGTGCTTCACATCTATGAATACGAACATTTGTAGAATTACCAGTTAACTGATACCGCATAAGAGAATTATATAGTGTGCAGTTGTATGCAGCTAACTTACCGTTTGCTATATTCATACTAAAGAATGATGGGTAATAACTTGGGCCATAACAAAGACATTTACTAAAGATAGTTTCGCATGTTGCACTCATTATATCGCACTGTGAGCCGTAATAGCCAACGGAGCGCCCTATTTGGAATCCTTCAAACATCATTATGCCGGTATATGCGCCGGGGCCTCTATATAATGGACTTTGCGGAATTACACAACCAGGAACCATGGCTTTAAAGTAACGGCCATAGTTATCTTTTCGAAGAAAAAAATCAGCCGGGGTATATAATTCACCTGCGTCGTAGCATAAACATAGAAGATTTTCTGAACCGTGGTCAGAAACTGCCTGAGACATACCTGCAGCACTTGCAGGATAGTCTTTCCCAGTTCCAAAAGTAAGAACTGTACCAGTAAACTCCTCGTATACACCACTACTATTTTTAATAGACCAACTCATCACTACACCAAATCAATATTAGCTGCTGTTCCATCAGCTTTGTAAAAAGGAATCTTTCCAGTAGTTACAGTACCAGTACCACTACTCATTCCATTAATCGTAGCAACAACTCTTTGAAAGAACATTATCCAAGACTTAGAAGTCAACCTCTTATTTTCAAAAAGTGCATCTACTATAGGAGGAGGAGAAAGAGCCATAAGTTACCTACCTACTTCAAGACTAGCTTCGCAACCAACCAAAGCTAGTTTAACTGCTTCTGAAGTTGAGAGCTGGTATATTCTATTTCTTGATTGCCCAAGGCGTTTCCACATCACTCTTAAGTTATAGTCTCCGTCTACTCCAAGACTTCTCTCTCTTGGCGTAGACCAAGTATTACCATAGTCATCCGACCAAGACAACGCTACAACAGGATTAGTTCCATACGGACTACCGACAGCAAGTCCAACACCTGTTTCAAACACAAGCTCTATTTCGTGATGAAATACTCGCTTGTTACCTTTAGCTATATACTGCGCTCTTCTTTGCCTATAGATAAATTCTCCATCCTCAGTATACGAAGCCATATCTATCTGATAGATCTTTCCGTTAGTGTAGTCTCCTGCCAGCCACACACCATTAAACAGAACAGTACAACTTGTTCTGTGCCTGCCGTAAGTAGCAACACCTTGCGTCTTATAGCTACTCCACTCATGCCAATAACCAGTAGTGATATCATACACCAGTGTTATGTCTTCTGTAGGAAATGTAAGAGCGTAGAAGATATGCCCATCAATCCTGTATGTAAATCCTCTAGCATCACTAACTACAGTCATAGCTTGAATAATTATGTCTATATGAGTAGTGGATATCTTATCTCTCTGATACCCTACATTCCTCACAATTTCTCTTTTATTGCTGAGCCAATAAAACTGGTCGTTAACCAGTGTTACTGACATTACTGCAGCAGTACCATCATCAATCAGTGCTCCATCAATTCTGCTAAATGGCTGGTCTGCATTGCCAGTATTATAATGTACCTCTGTACTATCGTCTCCATGAATCCAGAGATTATTATTAATACTGTGAACGCAGAGCGCTTTATCTGGATGACCTTCTGCTGTAGCGTAGTCCAGTGCTCCCCAAGAAGAAGCATCATAAAGACCAGATACATTTATCCTTCCTGGTATCTCTCGTCCTTCGTCACTAATAGCTGTAGATGTAACAACGAAGTACCCATCCATAAAAGCACAAGACATTGCTACTGGAAAGTCTGGGTCTGTAATAAGATGCACAACATCATCTGCATCGACGTAACAACCAAATCTTGTCTCATCAGTAATAAGTATCTGTGAGCCATTATAAGCCATGAAGACGTTTCCAGATGAGGAGTAAATAGCACCAATATTTGTAGTAACTCCAGCAGGAGTAATCTTAAAAACATACGACCCCATAACTACGTAGAGGTTAACACCTGCCTTTATAAAACATCGAAGCTCATTAGAGTCAAGTACTGCTGGATAAGTTAGAAGTGACCATTCAGCAACACCACTTTCTCCAGTATCTCCAGTTTCTCCGTCTGTACCATCATCAGCTTTTCCACTCTCAGAAGCATATGCGTATGGACTATAGGCTTTACCACCATTACCAGCACCTTCTGCACCAGTACCACCTTCACCCATAGTTCCCCTTGCAACTACAACGTATGGTGTACCAGCAGGCGATGTAGCACCTATACCTTTACTTCCACCAGCTCCAGAAGTTCCATCATTAGCTGTAACAGTTCCTACAGTTCTATTAACATAGAATAAAAATACACTTCCACCTGCTCCGCCTTGGCCACCTTGACCACCGCCGGCTCCACCACCAGACTGCCAAGAAACTCCTAAAGCTCCAGAACCGCCAGCAAGATACCACTGCGAAGTAGCAACAAGTTCTCCATACCTGCCGGCATACCCAGGTTCTCCATCAAACCCATTAGCATGAATAGTTCCGTTATTAGTAAGTGTCTTAGCAAAGATTAGTATATACCCTCCGCCTCGGCCACCAGTACCACCTTTACCACCATTACCGCCAGGAGAAACAACAACATGATTAAAGCCGTAGGTGTTCGTACTTACGTCTCCACCACCACCACCTCCGCTACCACCTGCTCCGCCAGCTCCACCGTCTTCTTTCGCAGAGTCATTACCAGCGCTGCCGGCAACGCCGTTGTTACCAGTAGCAGAAATCGACGGCTGCACACCACCAGCTCCACCGTCTCCGCCGTTACCGCCAGAAACTGTATCAGTAATTGTACCATTATTAATAAGTGTGTTAGATACACTGATAGCGTACCCGCAAGTATCAAGAGTAACACCAGCATTTACTGTAAGATTGTCGCACTGAAGATCTTTTGATCTTACAGCATCTGTATACCCAAGTTGAACTTCGTAAAGTGAAACAAGTTCGTCAGAGACTCTTCTCCAAGTAGAAGTAAATATAAGCTTATAGTATCTGTAAGCTATAACATTCGGAGTAGAAAACTCAAGCCAACTCTTATCGGTTGTAATAGAAGCTACTCTTGTGCAGATGGTTCTCCAAGTAGTGGAATCATTACTAGCAAGAAGTGTAAAACCTTTTACGGATTGCCCAACAGTATCCACATACATCTGTAAGCGAACTCTGTTCACTATCTCCGTGTTACCTTCCCCTAAATCACACTCCCAGTACTGTTCGCCATCCAGTGAATACGTTGGAGAATCGGATATATAATTACCAGTATACTCATTATCCGACAAGTTACCTACTGTTCTTCGAGCATAGAACTTTGCTGTAGCACTCCATACGTAAGTATTACCAGTATCAAGTGCCACATAAACAGTGTCAACAGCACCATCTGGAACTACATCACTATGCTCAGCTACACGAGCAGGAAAGTTAGTTTTACTTGCGTATTCAACGTACGTCTTATTACTTGTAGCCCAGCGAGTAGTATCACTTCCATCAATAGTCTTAGTTTCTTCAAGACCAGTACCATCATTACCAGAAGCAGTAATCGTACCACTAGCAGCGTAGTCTACAAACGCTCCAGTAATAACTACATCAACTTCTGAAGGTGGGCCAAACCCAGAAAGAAGCTTATACAGCTTAAGTCCGGGAGTTCCATACATGGACAGTACGTTCCTCGGTTGCTTGTCGTCAATAACAGGAAACCAATTAACGCTCCTTTGAGCATTAATGGCAGATGATCTCTGCTCATAGGCTCCGCCAATAAAAGGAATAGTTATTTCTTCTGACATAATCTATACCCTATCTACTACTATCAGTATTAATATTATAAGTCATACTACGTGGGCCAGCCGGAACTGTAATACTAACGAAGTCAACTCGACTTGCAGCGTTAAATTGTGCAATAGAATTCATAGCATCTCTAGCTATAACAAGTACTAACTCAGAAACTTCTTTGCCATACTCTGGCCCAAGCCTTATAGCTAAATTATATATAATAGCCTCTTCATAGCGAGGAGGAAATGCAAGCACGCTTTCGCCTGTATCAAACGAACTAGTTTCTGTGAATGGTTTAACGCACTCAAGATAAGTAGTTTCAACATCAACTGGAACTGGGTAGAATGTAATACTTGCTACAGGATATGTATAGTCAACACTAGCGCAGAATGGTCTGCTAGCAAGACTTTTATTGCTAATTTTATTGTACCTTGACGAAGTAATAATATCTAAGTTGTGTGACCCTCCGCCAGAATCTATTATGTACCCACCTGTTACTAGGTTGGGCGGAGCAGAGTTAATACTATAACTTGCTCCTACCCCCCAAGTATAAACCGCCGTGCCAGATATAAGCGCTAACGACTCTTTAGTCGTATGAAATACTAACAGATTTCTTCCTGCCCAACTTCGAAGCATAACTTGAAGTGCTTGCAAGCCATCTGTTAAATCAACAGTTTCTGGTGTTTCTCCACTAGCATAAACATTTATCTTTCTAAGCGCAGCTTTTACAATTTCATTAGCGGTCATCTTTGTTCACCAAATAAGAATTGTCAATTATTGACACTATGACTTACTTTTTGAAAATCGCGCTATGAAGATCATAGCCTTCTTCCTGTGCAGCTTCGAACTCATCCTCATTCTTTACTATTTTCGGGGCAAGTTCTTTGTGGTAAATCATCTTTGGATATTCCTGCTTCACATTATTCTTAGGTCTTTCAACTACAACCTTTGGTACACCAGACCCTAGCAGTTCATTTTTAGAAGCCATCTTATTTGCCCTCCAGCATTTGCCAAGCCTGACCAACAATAATAACTGAGAAAGCTTTTCCAATCAGCTTCTTCACAAGACCTACTTCTTCCACAGTTATATCATCGCAGCCATTATGAATCTTCTCGGCTAAAATAAACCTTTTAAGTTTCTCTTCGCCTCCAAGTCTTTCTTCGTCAGTAAATGTAGCAAGAAGAGCATCAACAGTTACTCCTCTCAATACCGCCGGTTCTCCTTTAGCGTTTGGAATTACGTTACCTTCCATATCCACTAACTCTTTGCCAAAATCAATCTTCATAACTCCTCCTAGTTTTTAGGAGGGAGTGTTTATGGCACACTCCCTAAGCCAGTTAAATCAGTTATGCTTTAGTAGCGGCTGCTGCCGTTGCAACTGCATAAACAACATACAGTCTAGTACGTCCTGCTGTACCAGCTCCACCAGTAGTCACAACACCTATAACATTTCGTGCACCAGCTGCGTAAAGTTTGCGCTGCTCAGAAGCAATATACGCGCCAGCTTTACCGCCCGGATGCTCGATATTGTT